CTCGCCCAAGGCTTGCGCCAGATGGTCAAGGGCGATCAGGACTGGGAGCGCGTCGCGCTCGCCAAGCCGGCCGCCTGACTTTTCGATGTACGAGAACTGGGGCTGGGTGCTACGAAAGTTCTACATCCTTCACAGGGTGTGGAACTAAGTAGCTGTTTTATAAAGGATTCTCCGGTCGATCCGTCCAATCCATCATCGGGGCAACGCTCAGCTTCCATCTCCCATGAAGGACCGTTCCCTCTATGAAAACGGGGCTCTCTCTCAGTGTCACGTTCCCGACCTTTCCTGGCTTTTCCCGGTCTTTTCGGAGTCCCGGTGCTACATTGAGTGCTACACCAACTCCCTGTAGCACCGAACCATGGCAGGCATTGTCCCACGCAAGCGCAAAGATGGCTCCGTTGGGTACACGGCCCAGATCCGCATCAAGAAGGGCGGCAAGGTCATCCACAGCGAAGCTGAGACCTTCGACCGGGAGCAGGCAGCGAAAAACTGGAGACGTAACCGGCTCGCTGAGCTGTCCAAGCCAGGTGCCCTGGACCCGAAGCCAGATGTGAAGGATCCCCTGCTCTCCGAGGTGATCACCCAGTACAACACCGAGAAGCTCAAGGAGCACGGGAAGACCAAGACCCAGGTCTTGAGGACCATCTCGGCTTCCAAGCTCGGTGCTACACGCTGTAGCACCATCGGCAGCAAGGAGCTGGTGGACTGGGTCAGGGATGAGATCGACGCCACACCCCAAACCAGAGGCAACTACGTGGCTCACCTCTCCTCGGTCTTCGTGGTGGCCCGAGCTGCCTGGGGCCATCCCCTTGACCCACAGGCAATGCTGGATGCCAAGGTGGTCATGAAGAAGCTGGGCCTTATCTCCAAGTCCAAGGAACGAGACCGACGTCCTACCCTGAATGAACTCAACAAGCTCATGGAGTACTACGCGGCCATGGAGAAGCGCAGACCTTACTCAATCCCCATGACGCGAATCATTCCCTTTGCCATCTTCAGCACCAGACGACAGGAAGAGATTACCCGAATCACTGGTTCAGACTTGGACACAAAGCACCTGGAAATAACGGTGCGGGATATGAAAAATCCAGGCGAGAAGATCGGCAATGATGTCCGCACGACATTGACACCGGAAGCCCTCAAGCTCATAGAGCTACAACCTGAAACCAATGGAATCATCTGGCCCTACAACGCAGAGTCAATCAGTACCTCATTCAGGAAAGCATGCGACTTCCTGGAGATTGACGACTTGCACTTCCATGACCTACGTCATGACGGCATCAGCAGGCTATTTGAGATGGGATGGAATATTCCCCAGGTAGCACAGGTATCAGGGCATAAGTCCTGGAGTTCGTTGAAGAGATATACACACATCAGACAGTCAGGTGATAAATACGCTGGCTGGCCTTGCATTGAGAAGATCCTGGGTTAGTCCTCAGACAGTCAACAACAAGCCACCCTAGAGGTGGCTTTTTTATTGCCTCGCGGGTAATACAGCTGAGTTTAGACGCCTCCGGCGTCCTACTGAATTACTGAACCAATCAAGAGAAACAAATGACCCCTGTCACTAAAGACCATCATCACGCTCTCAGTAAAGCCAAGATCCAACTGATGGCTCGGCCTGACAGTGCGTTCTTCATGACCGTGTGTTTCAGTATGAAGCACGTCTGGGATGAAACTATCCCCACTGCCTGCACCAATGGCCGTGAGATTCGATTCAATCCGGCTTTCTTCATGTCCCTCAGCCTGGCACTCCAGGTATCTCTGCTGGTGCATGAATCGATGCACGTCGCATATCTGCACATGGAGCGTGTGCAAGCCCGTGACCCACGGAAGTGGAATGTCGCCGGTGACTACGTCATCAACCAACAGCTCCATGAGCGTGGTTTCGAGATTGGCAAGACCTGGTTACTCGATGCCAAGTACGCGGGTATGTCTACTGAAGAGGTCTACAAGTTGTTGCCTGAAGACCCACCTTCACCCTCGATGGATGACCTGGTTTACGGTGAAACACCGGAAATCTCGGATTCGATTCGTCGTGAGGTTGAGGACATTCTTGTCCGTGCATCAGTCCAATCCAAGATGAGCGGTGACAAGCCGGGCACCATTCCTGGTGATATCCAGGTCTACCTCGATGGCTTGTTGAATCCAGTACTGCCGTGGAATCGCATCCTGCAAAAGTACATGCGCTCCTTTGACAAGTCGGACTACTCATTCCGCAAGCCCAATCGCCGGTTCTTCCCTGAGCACCATATGCCCACCCTATGGGGTGAAAGCCTGATGGATCTATGCATCGCAGTGGATATCTCTGGCTCGGTTTCTGACCACGACTTCAAGGTATTCGTGTCTGAGGTAGCTGGCATCTTCAAGATGATGAAGCCATCACGGATCACGTTGATCCAGTTCGACACGGAGATCAAGTCCACGGATACCGTGAAGAGCGTCCGTGAACTGATGGGAATCAAGTTCACTGGCCGAGGTGGTACCTGCATCTCTCCAGTCATGGAGTGGGCCAAGGAACACAAGCCACAGCTGCTGATGGTATTCAGTGACGGGGAGTTCAACTTCTACGGCAATGAGTTCCAGGGCGACACGCTCTATCTCATCCACAACAACACTGGCTTTACTCCTCCTCGGGGCAAGGTCATTCACTACGAGATCAAGCAATGAACCTCGAAGAAGCAACAAAGAAGATCAGGGCTGAAAAACCCAAAGAGAACTTCCTTCAAATTGAGATCTCTGGCTCCTTCGTTGTGCCAATTAAGGATGGCCAAACCATTCTCGCAGCGCTCAATCAAGCTGAGTCTGCACCGAATTACTACAACGATTACCGGATTGGTGAACTGAAGAAGGACTCAATCTCCACGGTAATCATCACCCCTCAAGAATATGAGCGCCACAAGATCGCCGCCCTGATGAATGTTTCTGTGGATGACATCCGAGAAGCTCAAAAAGAGGCGGCCAAAGCCCAACAACAACCAACTCCATGACATCAACCGCAGAACTCGACTTCGACAATTTCACCCTCACCAGCGATCAGCAGAAGGCACTCGACGCCTTCAACGCCTTCCTCCTGGACCCCACGGAACAGGTCTTCGTCCTGCGTGGTTTCTCAGGCTGTGGCAAATCCACCCTGGTTCGTACAGCCATCGATCGCCTCCCGGCCATCATGCGGACCCTGAAGCTGATCAACCCCAGCGCCAGGCCCTACGAGATCAAGCTCACGGCAACCACCAACAAGGCTGCTGAGAACCTGGCCATGATCACTGGCTTGGAAGTAGGCACCATCCACTCATTCCTGGGTCTGCGGGTCTCCACGAACTACAAGACCAACACCACGGAGCTGGTACCACGGAGCAACTTCACACTCCCTGAGCGCCTGGTGGTCTTCATCGACGAAGCCAGCTATATCGACAGCCCGCTGTTGGCTCTGGTGTTCAAACGAACTAAGGACTGCAAGATCGTCTTCGTCGGTGACCCAGCACAGCTGACACCCGTCAAGTCACGGGGTACCCCAGTTTTCGAGGCCGGCTTCACCGGTGCAGCTCTAACCGAGGTTGTCCGTCAACCCAAGAAGGAAGGTGGATTCGCAGAGATTCACCCCATCACTGCATGGGCTGAGCAGCTGCGGAACACCGTCACCTCGGGTGACTGGACCCCCTTCAAGCCAGATGGCTTCCACATCCAACGTCTGGATCGTGCTGCCTTCAACGCTGCGATCGAGGAAGAGTTCACCCGCAGTGACTGGCGGTATTCCGACTCCAAGATCTTAGGCTGGACCAACAAGTGCGTCATTGCCTACAACCAGTACGTGCGCAACCTGGCCAAGGGTGATCCGCACTTTCAGGTGGGTGACTACGCAGTCAACAACTCCTTCGTGCAGCTGGGCAAGCAAGGTCTCAAGACCGATGAGCTTGTGCAGATCGCACTGATCGAGAACGACACGGAACACCACGGTGTGGCCGGCAACTTCATCACCGTCAATGGTGTGCTGCGTTCCTTCGTACCCAAGAGCCTGGCTGAGAAAAAGGCCGCCATCAAGTACGCACGTGACAACGATCAGCTCGATGTCGTGCAGGAGATGGAAGACCGTTGGTTCGATCTCCGTGGTGCGTATGCCAGCACGATCAACAAGGCGCAGGGCTCCACCTATGACAAGGTGTTCATCGACCTTGATGACATCGACAAGTGCCACGACGGTGAGCAGGTAGCTCGCATGTTGTATGTGGGTGCTTCTCGAGCTCGCCACCATGTCTACCTGACTGGCGATCTCACTGCCAAATCCTAAGCCAATCCTCTCTGTGGTTGGCTATCCAACCCAATCACATTGAGCTTCACATGGACAGCAACAAACTCGAACACGATCCACGCACCAAGCAACTCATCAAAGACGCGCTCTACGCCTACCTGTATCAACCAGTTGAGCGTCAGTTCAAGTCCCGCCTGGACACGCTCATCGTGCGCAACACCCTCATGGGTGGTTTCACTCACAAGCACTTCACCTACAAGGGCAACACGTACAACGCTGATGCCTCACCGCCACCGGTGAAGAAGAACCGCCTCCTGCCGGCACTCCGTGCCGACATGGAGGAGTACCTCAGTGACCTGGACAAGCTCAATTACCATGAGCTGCCCTACGTGCTTGGCTTCATGAACAAGGTACTGAACTCTTCCAGTGATCTGACTGATTACTTCAGGGTGCTACCTGAGGCCATTCATCAGCCACTGCAGAAGCTCAAAGCTACCTGCCCTTGCCAAACGACCACGCTGAGCAAGGAACGGGTTGAGAAGCTGGTGTCTGACAACACTGAATCGATCAACCTCATGAAGCAGAGGCTGGTCACCAACTTGCTGATCTGACATGCAAACCAATGCGACACATCATCTTTGAAGATTCGGAAACCTTTCCCGTAGCACTGCTGGTGAAGAACACGGCATTCAACAAGGATGTCATCCGAAGCAACTACCTGTTCCCACTGACCCAAGCAGGAGTCAGTGCCAGCGATGTCATCGCATTCACCCTGGAGTACAACGACAAGGGCAAGGCACCCACAGCCTTCATCAAGGAATACCTTGAGAAGTTGCTCCCTGAGCTGCATGCCCTGGAGGCGAAGTACCTGTACGTGGCAGATGCCAACTACTTCAAGGTGCTCGCCGGCGTCACCAAGGCTGACCCTCACTTCGGCTATCCCCTGCCCTGCAAGATCAAGGGCTTCGAGCACATGACCGTGATCCTGGGCTTGAACCACGGAGCACTGATCTACAACCCAGAGCTCCAAGCCAAGCTCGATATGAGCCTTCGGACTCTGGTTTCGGCTGTGCAAGGGACGTATGTGCCCCTGGGCCAGTCCATCATCCACTCAGCCTACTACCCGGAAGGCCAGGATGACATCGCCAAGGCGTTGGAAGGGCTGCACCAATACCCAGAGCTCACCGCTGACATCGAAGCCTTCTCGCTGCGTTTTAACGAGGCAGGCATCGGAACCATCAGCTTCTGCTGGGACAAGCACAACGGGCTGGCATTCCCCTGTGACTACTCGAGCTTCATTTCCCATGAGGAGATGGCGGCGGGATGCCATGGGACCTACGCACCTCACGGACCAACCCGAGATCTGTTGAAGCGCTTCTTTGAGACCTACCAAGGCCGCATCCACTGGCACAAGGCTGACTACGACGTGAAGGTCATCATCTACACCCTGTGGATGAAACATGACCTGGACACAGAAGGTCTGCTGGATGGTCTGGAGATCATGTGCCGTCACTTCGGTGATACCAAAGTCATTGCCTACCTGGCCACCAACTCCACGGCTGGGAACGTCCTGGGTCTGAAGGCACTAGCTCATGAGTTCGCAGGGAACTGGGCCGTCGAGGAGATCAACGACATCCGCAAAGTACCGCTGGACAAGCTGCTTCAGTACAACCTGGTTGACGGCCTCTCCACGGCCTACGTGCGGGACAAGTACACACCGATCATGGTGGCTGATCAGCAGGAGGAGCTCTACAACGATCTGTTCCTGCCCAGCCTCAAGCTCATCATCCAGACTGAGCTGACTGGCATGCCGCTGATCCCTGACAAGGTCAAGGAAGCCAGAGCAAAGCTGGAGATGATCAGGGAAGAGAACTTGGACGTCATCTTGAAGTCCGATGTGATCAACACCCTGAACCTGCTCCTGCGTGAGACCTCATGGGAGAAAGACTTTGAAGCCAGGAAAGCTAAAGCCAAGAACCCAGGGAAGATCTTCCCCAAGCAGCTCTCGGCCTTCGATGACGAGAACTTCAATCCAAATTCAGGGCCGCAGCTGAGGCGGTTGCTCTATGAGTTGATGGGGCTACCAGTCCTGGACCTCACGGATACCAAGTTGCCTGCCACCGGTGGTGAAACCATCGAGAAGCTGATCAACCACACCACAGTGCCTGAGTACAAGGCTCTACTGGCTTCGTTGATCGACTATGGGGTGGTCACCAAGGTACTCAACACCTTCATCCCCGCCTTCGAGGAATCCATCAGGAAAGCTGACGGATTCTGGTGGCTGCATGGCAGCTTCAACTTAGGTGGGACGGTCTCCGGCCGTTTATCGAGCAGTGATCCCAACCTTCAGAACCTACCTGCTGGCACAACTGGCAGTGAACTCAAGAAGAAGGTCGGCAAGCTCATCAAGGAGTGCTTCGCTGGCCCTGCTGGGTGGCTCTTCGGGGGTGCTGACTTCAACTCGCTTGAGGACTACATCTCTGCTCTGACCACCAAGGATCCCAACAAGCTCAAGGTATACGAGCAAGGGTTCGATGGTCACTGCCTTCGTGCTGTGTACTACTACCGTGATGAGATGCCTGATATCGACATCGATGACCCCAAGAGCGTCAACGCTCTCAAGGACAAGAAGCATCCGAACCATCACCGTAGACAGGACTCCAAGACCCCGACCTTCGCACTGACCTACCAGGGCACGTATCACACGCTCATGGTCAACGAAGGCTGGGACAAGGAGACAGCACAGCGTATCGAGGCTGCGTACCACGAGCTCTACGTGGTGTCTGACCAGTACATCCAGGATCGGCTCAAGCAAGCCACCAAGGATGGGTACGTCACTGTGGCCTTCGGCCTCCGTGTCCGTACCCCATTGCTTGGTCAAGTGGTCTGGGGAGCCAAGATGCCTTACGAGGCAGCAGCTGAAGGGCGCACCGCTGGCAATGCCATGGGCCAGTCCTACGGTCAGCTCAACAACCGTGCTGCTGTGGACTTCTTCAACAAGGTCCGAGCCAGCAAGTACCGCCTGGACATCAAGCCAGTGGGGCTGATCCACGATGCCATCTACATCCTCATGAGGGATGACGTTGAAGTCGTGGAGTGGGCCAACCGTGAGCTCATCAAGAGCATGCAATGGCAGGAACTGCCTGAGATCCAACACCCAACTGTGAAGCTCGGTGCTGCTTTGGATATTTTCTGGCCCAGTTGGGCCAACGGGATCACGCTGCCCAACGGAGCTGATCGAGAAACCATCACCAACATCTGCAATGCTGCCAAAGGGAAAGTCTTAGAGACAGCCTAGGCCACCTGCAGTCAACACAGCCACCTACGGGTGGCTTTTTTTCGTCCCTACTAAACCAAACTGAAAACATGAAGAACTACATCGGCTTTGTCAACGATCACTCCGGTTCGATGAACAGTCTGCGATTCGCAGCGATCAAGGACTACAACGCCAACATCACTGCGGTCAAGGACGCAGCTTCCCGTGAAATGCTCGACACCGTTGTATCGGTTGTTGGCTTGGGCGTTGGCTATGCACCGCTGCGCGGTCAAGGCTACGGCTGCACCCGCCAAGTGCAGGTGTCCAACCCCCACGTGCTGAAGCCGATCACCGATTGGTCGACGCAAGGCGGCACCCCGCTGTACGACGGCATCGGCAACATGATCGAGCTGCTCAGCAGCCTGCCGGATGCTAACGATCCGAACGTGTCCATGCTGGTCATGGTGACCACGGATGGTGAGGAAGCCCACAGCTCGGTCTACACGGAGGCCTCACTGAAGCAACTGATCGCCAAGGTCAACGCTACCGGTCGCTGGACCTTCGTGTTCCGTCTGCCGAAGACGGGTGCTGTTAGCACGATCAAGGCACTTGGCATCCATGAGGGCAACATCCAGTTCTGGGACACCACCGAAGCTGGCATGGAAGCATCGACCCGGGTCAATACCCAGGCCATGAACACCTACTTCACTGCTCGCAGTGCTGGTGCCAAGTCGTCCTCGAGCTTCTACACCGATGCCTCCAAGGTCGACATCACGGCTCTGAAGGACATCTCCAAGGACGTCAGCTTGTACGTGGTGCCGCACGACCAACACGGCATCGAGATCCGTCCGTTCATCTTGGAGCACCGGATGGAGTATCTGAAGGGTGCTGCGTTCTACCAGCTGACCAAGACCGAGTCCAAGGTCTCCCACACCAAGCAAGTTCTGGTGCGTGATCGTGCCTCGGGCAAGATCTTCGCCGGTGCGCAAGCCCGGAAGATGATCGGCCTGCCGAGCGATCGCAACGCTCGCCTGCATCCGGGTGACCACAAGAACTTCGATCTGTTCATCCAGTCGGAGTCGGTCAACCGCAAGCTGGTAGGTGGCACGGGTGTCGTGTACTGGAAGGAGATCGGTGTCCCGTTCACGGAAGCTGATCTGGCCTACCTGCAACCGAAGGCTCCGGGAGCAGCTCCCGTTGCACCCCCGGTGCTGACGCTGCCCCAGGTCCCGGTGTCCAACCGTCCGACCAAGAGCCCCATCCCGGTGACTCCGCAGTTCCAGTTCTTCGATACACGTGAAGACGCTCGCATCTTCGCTGGTGCCCACGGCATCAAGCAGAGCGACATCCTGCGCAACCCGACTGCCGTCAAGGGTCGTCAGTGGTCTGTACCCACCAAGCTGGTCAAGCAAGCCGCCACGGCCTGATCGATCGGCACTGAACAAACAGCTCTCTTCGGAGGGCTGTTTTGTTTCTGGAACCAACATGAAGCGTCAATCCAGGGCATCGCCCTGCACTTCCCTCGGTTGGTACAAGCACTACCGAGATCAATTCAACAAGACCGAGAGCCCTGATGCCATGTACCTGGCTCAGTTGAACCTTCTGTTCTATCTGGCTTTCGGTGAGGACTGCCAAGCAGCCTGAAACCAAACTGAGGTAACCCAATGGGTTCAGACATTCACTGGTACTCCGAGACCAGAAAAGGCGGCAAGTGGATCTGTGACCAGGCCGAGACCTTTGCCGCTGAGGAAGACACCGATCCAAATGAGCCAGTGCGATACGACATGGATGACTTCCCTGGCCGTGGACGCGATTACTGGATGTTCGGTCTGCTGGCCCACAACCGCACGAGTTGGCCGTGGTCCTTCGATGAGAAGGGCATGCCAGATGACGCATCCAGGGAAGTACGGCAGTTATGCAGTGACTGGGATGGCGATGGTCATACCCATAGCTACGTCACCCGTGCGGAACTCAAAGCCAAGATGGAAGAGATCCGTATGGCTCGAGCTCACAGCTTGATCCAACCAGAGCTGGCTAAGTTCAACGAAGGTGCTGATCACTTCATGACTCGACTCCCCGAGATCATCGGCAACCTCAATTCTGAGGTGCCTGACGAGGACCAGCGCATCGTCTTCTGGTTTGACAATTGATGCACTGCCATGACCAAGCTCTTTGGAACAGGCAGCAAGCAGAGTGTCACGACTTCCCGACCAACAGTTCACAACAAGGTCCTGGAAGCTGACTACTACCGTGGTCTAGAGGCTGACAAGGCAGTAAGAGCTGCCAAGAAGCCAAAACCAAAGAGGCCCTACCTGGTTATTGACGACCGGGTACGTGAGATCGCTGCTGATCTCCGCAAACACACCGTTGGCTACGTCGTAATGAAGCACAACGTCTCAACCATCACCCTCGACAAGATTCGAGGGGAGATGTCCCTCGGGAACATCTAACCAAACCAAGCAATACACCATGAAACTGACCAACTACCTCCGTGATGCTTTCGTCTCCGCCGCAATGGCTGATGTCCCGAGCGCTGATTTTGGCAAGCTCACTGACAAGGCGCATGCCATTGTCATTGACGACATCCTTGCTCAGGCACCTGCAGAGATTCGCAAGCTGTGGAAGTCGACTGCTACCCGCCCGTGGGTTCACAGTGCCTACATGGGATTCAACGAGAGGCTTCACGGCTTCTCCTTCAGCAGCCTCTACATCCCAAGCCCGTCATACGGTGTCAAGATGACTGAGGCAGGCATCGCTGCTGTCAAAACACTCGGTGATGAAGCCAAGGCTGCTGCCAAGACGCACGACGATCTGAAGTCCAAGCTCAAGGCTGTCGCTGCAAGCTGCAACACCCGCAAGCAGCTGGCTGAAGCACTACCCGAATTCGAGTCGTACCTCCCCGCTGACGAAGGTGCTGCGCTGCGATCGCTACCAGTCGTTGCCAACGTGGTCACTGACTTCGTCAAGGCAGGCTGGCCCAAGGGTATGAAGAAAATGCCGAAGGCAGCAGCACAGGCAAACACTGCTGTGGTGCTGGCATGACTGCCGTCACCGAAACCAAGTTCACCAACGACCAGATTGCTGACTTCATGCTCTATGAAGCAGTCCGAGCGAGTGGGGTACTCAACATGTGCAACCCCCTTGCACGTGAAGCCACTGGCTTGGAGAAACCTGAGTACGCCTTTGTGATCGAGAACTACGAAGGTCTTGCCCGTGCCTACTTGGCAATGCGGGACAAACAGCGATGACCTCATTCCTATGTTTCCTCGTGTGGCTGTACGCGGCCTTCAGCGACAACAACAAATCAACTGGCCTGGCCATCGTGGCGTTCATTGCGATGGTCAGCTCCTGTACTGACAACCACCATGATCCAAACCAATCCAACAAAACTCAACTACCTGTGGCTTCCTCCGTTCGATGAAGTTCCTGCCCCTCAGCATTTCCATGTGAAAGCCAAGCGCTCTATCAAGAGAGCAATGGACAAGGTCCGTGCCCGTCGGGCAGAGGACCGTCACATCATGGAACTCGCTGAGTACTACCACCCTTTCCTGGAAGCATGAGATGCGCACCCATTTGCCGAGTCTCTACGCCTACTGCCTGTTGCTGAAGAGGCAAGGCGTCAAGAACATCAACGTCCATGACATCCCCATTGAGCAGCTGCAGCTGATGCCGTCATGAGTTGCACCGAAGCAGTCTTCCTCAAGGACGTTGAGAAATACGAGCTCAACGTCCGAGTGAGTTTCGGACGCGTCTGATCCTCAGTTGCTCAGCAACGCACGACGCTCTGCCATCGTGTTGGTGGTGTACCTGCTACGGCTCCAACCACCACAACCACCGCAGTGCATGCGGCGATACGTACCGGTCTGAGTTCGTGCAGTGCCTCGGTGCTGCACGTTCTCCGACCCACACTTCGGGCACGCTGGGTTAGTCTGGCCAGGCATGAAGTTGGCCACGTTGGGATGGCCAATGATCCAAGGACGCATCTTGAGGTAAGCACCCTCAGTCTCGATGACGTCGATCGGGTTGTACTTCTTCATCGCAGCCCAGGCCCTGGGATTGCGCTTCAGGCACTCAGCCCACAGCTCGAAGCCAGGGAATTCAGCATGCTTGTCTTTCTGGCTTCCGTTCAGGATCTTGGCCAGCCAAGCCAGCTTGTTGCTGGTGAATCGGGCGATCTTCACAGCCTCAACCTTGGTGTCCACCTGCCTGTAGGGACTCGGGGGCAACATACCTGCCTGGATGAACCGGGCATTGATCTTCTTGATGTCGAACTGGATGCCGTTCTGGGTCACCACGATGTCAGCCTCATCGAGCACAAGCCAGAGCTTCTGGAGCAGCTTGCTGTCATCCCTGATGTCCTTGGCTCGACCGTTCTCATAGGTGTCCACGTAGTGGCACTTGTCCTCGTCCAACCACTTCCAGGTCACTGACAGGATCGACCAGTCAGCGACGATTTGGTCCAAGCCAACGAACTGCTTGAACAGTCCCCAGACGTAAGCCAGGATCGGTGCAGTCTCGATGTCGAGGGTGACGATCCGTGGACCGGTACCAAGCAGGTTCCCCCAGGGGTGATTCGTCTTGATCTTGTTCTTGGACGGTGTCGTTTTGGTGGTCATTGAATTCCTTTGTTCACTTGGTTTCTTCTTCACTTAGGACAGCAGCCCTGCACTTGCGGTACTGCACTGCATACCAAGCCAGCTTCTCGGTAGTCGCTCCAAAGGAGCCGTCACGGAGTGGGCTGGGTTTGGGACAAGCTATCAACGCCAGCGTCTTCGTCCCCTGTGATGAGGGCGTTGAGGTTGCGCAGGCTGTCAGGAGAATGCTTGCACTCAACATAGACAGTATTCGTCCGAACCTCGGTGAGGAGCGGTTGGATGTGCTTTTCACTTTTCACCTCGATCTTTGCAATGGCTCGAGCCGTCGCTTGCAGCGCCGCCTCCTCGCCTGCCTTCTTGGCTAGGTCAGCTGCATCACGTTCTGCAGTGACGGTCAGCCGACCCATGAGAAAAGCCCCCGTCAGCAAAGAGCTGAGGAGGGCCAGGACGATCCCAACACGCAGCCAGGTCATTGAGCTGCCTTGCACGCCTTGTGGCGCTCGAGTTGACGTGTCCACACCCCAGGGCAACGTGTGTTGCCAGGGGTAGAACAGTCGTAGCCAGCAGCCTTCTTCCACATGAGCAAGGCATCACAGGCTTCGCTGTAGCGACCCGCAAGGATGTTCTTGCGGATCGTTGAGGTCTCCCAGTTGGCTGAGCCGTACTGGTAGACGAAATCCATGTAGATGTCGTACTCGGCCTGGCTAAGACTTGCTCCAGCAAGGGACTTACGGAAGGTGTCTTCCTCCTTGCTGAGATGGGCTTGAACCAGGACCAGAGCACGAACAGGGGTGACGGTGTCACCCAGCTTCACGGGCTTGCCGTCAGGCTGATAGGTACTCCCGAAGCCAACAGTAGGACGGTCACCCTTCGTGGGGATGACCGCCTTGCCTGTGTAGCCCTCGGATGCCACCAGGCTGATAAGCCCGGCAGCACTGAGGGAGAGCGCAGCAACGGCGATGCGGAGCTTGCTCATTCGTCAGCCTCCATAGGCTCCGGCAGCACCGCATGATTGATGGGGGATTCCATCTTTCGCATGTAGGCGGCATGAGCCACAGAAGCTCGCTTGTCGCTCCTGTGCTTGAAGTAGGCGTTGACGATCAAACCAGCAACACCGATCACGATGCCGGCCCACATCCCGAAGTTCGAGGATGTGAGCCAGCCGACGATGGAGACTGCTGAGCCAGCCCCAGTGGCTTTGCTTGCAGCTGCTGCTACAGAAGCTTCGATGGATTCTTGTACTGCCTTCATAGGATCTCCGATCACGGCAAGAGAACCACAAGCTGCCCGGTTGCGGTCAACGCAACACGGCCAGTCGTTGTGACTTGGGGTGGCAGCTCAATCGTGGCGCCGTCAAAAGCCAGCGTAGGTACGCCCATAACCGTCGTGCTTGCAATACCAGCAGGCGACAGGACGAATACACCGGAGATCTGGAAGCTCAGGGTTGGTGAACCGAGTACTGCTGAACTTGCAATCCCTGTGGGGCTAACACTGAAAGTGATGGCACCGCTACCAATGGTGATCGTGGCAGTCGAAGTGCCTTGGTCGACACCATCGATCTTCAGTCGATAGACAAAGGTGTAGGTGCCGTCAGGAGCGTCAGTCAGTGTGAATGTGCCGTCGTCGTACAGCATGAACACACCAGCACTGGGCGGCGTGACCAACTGAACCCAGAACTCCTTGTCGTCGTCGCTGCTGTCAGTCCAGTCGTTGTACGCAACACCGGGGCCATGCGTTCCAGTACCTGTGGTGGCTCGAATGACTGAGCCCAGGATGCCCAGACCCGTATCACCGATAGTCCAGCCAGAGTCGTTGTCGTCTGTGGTGTCGATAAGAATTGATTTGCCCATGCCTGGCTCCTGAATGTTTGAGGATGATGCGGAGGCCGGAGCAACTGACCACACCGGAAGAGTGTTGAACTGGGTTGAGAGCGCTGAATAGTTGGACGCTGCTTGGATACGGGCCAAGCCTGTTGCTGCCCCTGCCACGTCGTGCCGGACTGCGTAGGCAAGTGCGGTCATCGCGTTGCCCCACTGGCTGTTTGCACCAGGCATGATTTCGCCGTGGAGCGTGCCATCCGATGTGCCAAACCAAGAGACGTCGTAGCCGAAGCTGCTGGTGACGAACGACTGATTGGCATAGACCGTTGCCCAGTCAGCGTGCCAAGGACCAGAGCCGTTCGCCCAGTTGGGAGCACCCGTGCTGCTGATGTTCAGTAGGTAGACCGCAGCATTGACGTAGGGCCAGCCGTTCTCAGCGAAGGTGGCGAGCCGTCCGGTAATCGACTTCGCGGTCCACTGGAAGAACGCATTCAGCTTCGTGCTGTAGCCAGCATCCAGCGCGAAGTTCTGGGCCAGCGAGTAGCCGAACGACGCCGTGACAAAGTCCTGCTGCCAGATGGGGACGTTGCAGTAGTACGGGTAGCCCGAGCCGTTCTCGATGATGCCGAACGGGTTGTTGGCCTGAGCCACATACCGGCCGTGGAAGTGGTCGATGTTGGCCTGGATCGAGTTCTTGAACTCGGTCTTCAACGCCGTGTCGCTGTCCGGCGTGACGACCATGGCCTGGACAAGTGCACGCCACATCCACGCTGCATCCCGCATCTGCCAGGCGCCGACGCACGGCTTAACGATGCCCTTGCTCCCTTCGCGCAGCTCGTTGCCGGAGCCATCGCCCAGGTAGTTTGCCGTGGCAGCAAATTGGGCTTCCTCGACGAAGTACCAGCGACCTGTCAGCAGGTAAGCCAGCAGACCAACCGAAGGGCTGTGAGCCGTATCCCACGTGGGTGGGTTGCTACCGCTGATGACCGGCGTCCGAGTGTTCGTTGTGCTTGAACCAGCGTGATTGAAACCCTGGCCATCACGGATGGTCATTGTTGGGTAGTCGCTGAAGCGCAGCGGTCGATTCGTGACCTCATCACGGTAGTGAATACCGTAGCGACCGACGCTATACCCGTTGCGGATGACCAGGTTGTAGGTGTTCTTGGTCCGGCATGTCAGATGCAGAACTTCCCACTCAGGCATGAGGCCGATGGGACGGCCATAACCGGTGTCGGTCATGTCATCTACACCACCGTAGCCACTGGTCCCCGCTCCATACTTGAAGTCGCCCTGTTGAAGGGGAGCAAAGCCTGCAATCGAGTAGCGATCGTCGGGCAGCGTAGAGGCCGGGGTTGCGCTGTAGGTCGGCACCAGCTCAGTCGTCTGCATGTACGTCGTGTCATGCAACGGGGTGATCTGAGGATCAGCACCAACCCAGTGGCTGAGATACGTGCCGCTGATCAGAACCGTGCGCTGATGGTGCAGGAGGTTGATGTCAGCGCTGAATCGCTGTGTACCAGCCAGTGTGAAGGTGTAGGTCGCAGACTTGTTCGTCGGGCCTGCCACGTTGACGTAGCCGTTCTCGATCCACGGCAGCACCTCGACAGCACCACTCGCATAGAGCTTGACCTCAAGCCAGGCCACCAGGTGGGCATCGCTGCCTACTGGCTTGCGGTAGACCCACGACGACATGACCGGGCCACTCACCCAGGTCTGGAATGGCGTGTCCCAGTCTGTACCAGCCCAGGTGGCACTGCCGAACGCTCCAGCATCGATCGCTGCAGTCACACCTGTCGCCTTGAGAGCGGTCAGCGTCAGTGCAGCACCAGCATTTGCAGCGCCCAGCGAGAGGGGCAAGCTCAGCGGTGTGTCAGCCGTGATGCTTGCCGTGCCGGACAGGATGGCTATCTTGAGCGAACCATCGGGCCATACGTTCCTGGAGATAGCCTGGAAGCTACCGGCACCGGCGCAGACAACACTCTGCCCGGCCGGAACATCACCCTGCTTGAAGGCGTGGCCGATCGTGAACGGCAACGTTCCCGTAGTCGCACTTGTGAGGGTGATGTTCGGCAAGCTCATGCAGCTACTCCAGTGGGCAGGCGACGACCGTAAATGGCGTGGACCACTTCAACCGCGTAGGTCTGCCCTGCCACGATCGAACCCGAGGACAACGTGGCGATACCTGAACCGTTCGTTGTCACATTGGTGAGCTGCACCACCAGAGCACCAGTCGTCGGGTGGTAGACGTTCACCGTCAACCCCGTGAGGTTGGCCAACACCACACCAGCCTTGTTCTTCAGCGGCGGTGTGGTGATCGTGCCGGTTGAAGGAGAAGCCAGCGTGACTGCAACGCTCAGCGCAGGAGTAGAGCGATTGCCGCTCGAGTCATAGGCACGGACACGGACTTGATCCGTGGTACTGGCAGTCCGACCAGTGACGTTCCTCGAGGTGCTGTTGCCGTTGTCGGTATAGGTGGTTCCACCGTCCAGCGAGACCTCATAGCCTGTCACAGCAACGTTGTCAGCACCAGCAGGCCAAGCCAGCGAGTACGTGGTCAACGTGATCGACGAAGGAGTGATCGAGCCCGTCAGTGTGGGCGGTGTGCTGTCCGTAGCTGCTGAGGTTGACTGGGTGACCTGCAGTGCTGGTGTACTGACGTTGCCAGCAGCATCCTTGGCTCGCACGCGCGGTGTGTAGCTGGTGCTGGCATTCAAGCCAGAGAACGTATAGGTCAGGACGTTGCCACGATCAGTCCAGGACGTGCCGTCCAGTGATGTCTCGTAGCTGGTCACAGCCACGTTGTCTGCACCTGCCGGCCACGTGATCTGGATGCTGGTGGCAGTTACCGTACCAACCGTGAGCGAGCCTGTCTGCGTAGGCACGGTCACATCCGCACCTGCAGCAGTCGTGAAGCTGGAGCTGGTGACGATGTTGGAGTCGTTGCCTGCTGCGTCCGTCTCGATGAGGTGGGAGTAGTAAGCGGTACTCGGCGTCAAGCCAGTAGCAGCGAAGGTCTTCGCACCAACTACCGTGACGTTCTGGTTTGCCGCGTAGGCTGCAGCTGCACCGCTGGCGTTCTGGCCAGCCTTGATCTGGGCAATGGTCGGCTGCGTGTTGGTCGTCGTGATGACGGCGTAAAGCGTGCCGACCTCGTCCGTAGTGGCACCAACCGTCGCAGTGGTCGAGCCCGTCTGGGTACCCACCGGCGAAGACAGGACCGGAGCAGTCGTGTCAGGTGTGGTGCGCGCGAGCGGGTGCGTCAACGTGCCAGCAGCCGTGGTTCCGCTCGCAACAGACAGCGTGCGGGTGCCACCGAGCGAGGTGTAGCTGCCACCGGCCGAGTAGTCCTTCAGGGACCAACCGTCGATCCAGCCGGTGATGGTCTCGGGCAGCGTGCCACCCATGATGCTGGTGACATCGGCCGAAGTCAGCGCCACGCCATAGCCGTGGACTTCAGCCACATCAAGGGTGTTGCTCGATGAGCTGACCTTGACGATGTTGTGGGTCGCATGGGCTGGGGCGGTCTGCGTGGTCGTCGTCGTAACGCCAGTCGCACTACCGAAATAAACGGTGCGGCTGCTCGCGCTGGTGAAAACCATCACGGCAATCTGCATTGCCGAGGCGCTGATGTGTGGTGCTGCGCTCTTAGAAGCTGGTGCCGCACCCTGCGCAACCGAATAGTCGTTGATCGTCTCGCCGCTGCTGTTGCCGTCGAGCTTGAAGTTGAAATTGCCCCCACTGCCCTCTTGCGACATCGGATAGGTGTCGCCGCTGATGCTCCCACCAAGGAACATCACCATCGAGAACGGGTAGGAGTTTTTCAGCGCGGCTGCATGGGACAGCGTCGCGGATGTCAGTTTGACTGTCATTTGATTCTCCTAATGGTCATACCGTGCGCAGGAAATAAAGGGCGTTGCTGTAGAACAGAAAGCCACCAACATTTCCACGCTTGATGTACTTCAGCTTGCCTACGGCACCAGAAGACTCGACGGTTCCAGCGGAGCCAGCGAACGTCGGTACGCTGACCTCCCAAGCGTCACTGATATTGCTCGGGGTAATTTCGTAGAACAACGGAGTTCCACCACCGCCGTTCTGATTACCTTGGACAAACAGATACTTGTCTCTAGTGGCGTCATGATCCATCGCCGCATAGTCAGGTGCACCATTCAAAAGCGAGGTAAGACCTGCTGATGCAGCCAGCGTGATGGTTCGTTTCACCGGCGTTGTGTCCGGGGTCGTTGTAAAGGCCGTGGTGATTCCGGTTCCAGAATCTTGGCCATCGCCCCACATCAACCCGAAGAAGCCGTTTCGCACCGTGTCCCAGGCATGTGGGAAGCGCACAAACGCAATGCTCGTGCCCTTATTCGTCAGCGTTGCTTGGCCTGGCTTCCACATGCGGCCAGCACCTGCCGCTGCCCAGAAAACATTGCCTGTGATGGGATTGCGAATGACGCCCCCGTTGTAGCTTTCACCAGTGATACCGGCTACACCGTCTCGGCCAATGTAGGTGCCCTGTGGCTCCCATTCACCAGTAGTGATATTGAAGCCATCGATAGGGTTATAGGCCGATGAGCCCGTGCCAGGCGAGTAACAACCCACCAAGATCAGGTGGTTTGTGTCAGGGTCGTAGAAACCGGACTCATACACGTGACGTGCAGCGGGACGCCCATCCGAATAGTACGGATCGTTCAGCGGCGTCGGATTGACCGTTGCTGCATGCACTTTCATCCAACCAGAAGGGCTATCTGCCATCCAGTTGTACTTGGATACTGCGTTGTTAGGTCCATTGGAGTGCCCACCGGTAGCGGCAAACCAAACGTTGCCGTTGGTGTCATCCAGGATCATCCCGGAGAACGAGTTGGAGTTCGGCTCAGTGACAGTACTGTTGGGCAGCGTCATCCACTGGTTTAGCGTCGCTGCCGCCATCCAGGTTGGCGTTGAGCCACTTCCCCCGCCACCGCCTCCACCGGATGCAGTACGACCACCGTAGACAACACTACCGCTGGCTGCCGAGTACGAGTCTGGACGCGGCGTTGCCATTACAGGGCGAAGATCTTGTTGCTGCCGTTGTCCCAGGTGATCGTGCCACTCGCAGCACCGGCGCCAATAGGCAGACCAGTCGCTGTGTCATAGATCAGGACCAGCGGAGACGTAGCCTCAACACCGGTGTCGACGTAGAGAATTACTGCCTCCAATGTCGGGGCACCGCTCAAACCGGTGAAGCTGGCGTTGTCTGCGTCGAAGACACCGAGGTCGCTGACCGTCTTGTTGGTCAGCGCCACATGGGTACCAACACGGGCACCAGCCGCAATATCACTGAGGAACTCGTGGTTTGCCGAGTAGGTGTACTGGGCAAGATCAATCAGTACAGCCTTCACAGTGCCGGCAACGAGGTTGCCGCCAGTAGTAGCGCAGCGCTTCTTGAACTTGGGGTAGAGGGTATTTGACATATTGGCTCCTTATGTATTGGTTTACGAGACCGAGCTGATGCGACCCGAACCATCCAACGTCATGGTTCGGTTGGTGTCGTTATCACCCACGATGGAGACGGATGAAGTACCCCAGCCACTGACAACGTAGGTGACATCAGCGAGCACGAAACCAGTAACCCGGTTGTTGCCGTCATAGGTGACAGCAGAAAGTCCAGCGCTGCTCAGGCTTACCTGGGCGGAAACTGCAGACTGGGCTGCAGATTGAGCAGCAGCCAGGGCATCTGCCTTGGCGTTGTTGATACTCAGGAGTGCAGCCTGGTCGTAAGGCGCCTGTGGCAAGGAACCTTGCACCACGATGTCCTGCAGACGAACCACTGTTCCTTCAGCAACGACCGGTACCAGGATCTTGTAGGAGAGGCCAGCATCAGAGTTCCGGTCAAAGCACGAAACCACGTAGGTAAACGGACCAGGCCAGAGCTCCACCGCGCACTTACCCTCTGCGTCCGTGACCATGCTGACCAGGTTCGGCATGACGATCCCTTCGAGATCCTCGTCAAAACCGCTCTTCACTGGCTGGAACTCAACAATAGAGTCCACCATCGGTTCACCAGTAGGGGAAACGAACAAACACTCGACGGTAGTTGTCATATTGATACTCCAGAGTTCGGCGGGATTATATGCACGGGTATTTAAACCCCGGTTATTGAATCTCTGGCCAAACTACGGCAAGCACCTCCTCAAGAGTATCTGCACCCAGTAGTTCCTGGTTTAGCCCATCAGAAATCTCGATAAGTTCCTGGCGACGATCCGCAATAGCGGTACCGATATTGATCAAATCAACCAGCTCGAGTTCCCGCATGGTGTTGTCAGAACAGCGCCACAGCCGGGAAGTCTGGGAGCTGAGTTGCATGGCCATGATGGCGCCCATGATGTCCTGACGACTTTGGCGGTCAGCATCAATGGAGAAGTCCCCATATTCGATGGGTGCCTCATCCTTCATCGTCCTGGTTTGCTTGATATTCGCCCAGCGGACCAGCTTCGCTGAAGCCACGTCAGTAATGCTGGGAGCCGATGCACCACCCTGGAAGGGATTGGCTGGGTCGTCGAAGGCGATCACGGCATCCTCACAACGTTGAAGCAAGGTTCCAGTACCTCCGAGCACGTTCTCCACGGGAATAGATACCGGCCACACGTAAGTGGCACCGTTGCCCCCATGAGAAGCACAGTCCTCCATGGTTGGCCAGGAGTGAACGATCAGCGACAGGAAGGCATCCGTGAGCTTGCCCTCGATACGGGCAATCTCATGGTGGCCAAGAGTTGCACCGAAGGGGGATGTGATATTCGCAATGATGGACATAGAGTTCTTTCAGTAAGTCGCCAAGTCGAAGCACTCGACGTTGGTGGCAGTGGTGTAGATGTCGTAGGTGCTGGAAGCGGCGTAATCACCGTCGTTGTAGGTCTCCCATAGGCCCCTGGACCTAACCAGGTTGCCACCAGTGAATCGCCAGTAACCGCAGTCCTGTGTGGTCTGTGGAAAGCCCTCGATGCGCTCGGTTGCCCAGTTGGCCGGGTCGCCGAAGATCCCCAGCTTTGTGACGGACGGTGCTGCCAAGCTGAAGGTCCCGCTGCTGTAGCTGAGGACTGCCTTGCTTGCGAGCAGCGGACCAGCCAGCAGATCGAACGCCAAAACGTTGCCGTCGTCGTAGACCGCGCAAGCTGCCGTACCGACTGCGGGCGCTGACGGCCGAGCGAACAGGTAGAGGTCTGGGGTCTGGGCGGTCAACGAAACGAAGTTGTCCTTGGTCGGCAGGCTCGTGAATGCGGAAATGGAACCGCGCCAGCGGCTTCCGTCCCAACTCATTCCCATCGCACCGATCGTGAAGAACCCAGCACTCATGTCAATCACGACAACGGGCTGCATGTCTGACGTGAAGAATGACGGTGCGCTGAAGTTCCAGCTTGCAAGAGTGCGCTGTCCCGTGCCCGAGTCATAAAAGATCGGCGTCAGGCTGTCGTAGGTCGCCTTCCCCAGGTAGTTCATGCCGCGTGCCGAGGGATGCAAAGCCACGGTGCCCGAACTCGAAACCGCCTGCATGCCTGGCATGTTGACGATGCCGGGAGATCCGGTGACCCACAGCAAGACAGTGCGCTCGTAAGGCAGAGATCCGAGGGAGACGGATGGGTACGGGCTATTGCTCAGCGAGACGGAGCCCACTCCCGAAGTTGGCAGCGGAGCACCGTAAACGTCAGCAATTCGCATCGTGGCGCCAGCAAGCCAGGGCCACGACTTTGAGTAGCTAGTGCCAGGCACGATGCGAACCGCACCCAAGCACACACCGCCAGCGACGTTCTCGGAGTTGAACATCGTCGTCACACCGTCTGGATAGAAGGTCTGGATTGGCATATCAGGCGCTCAGCCTCCAGCGTTCAGCGCCTGAGCTGGCATATCCACTCATGCGGTTGTTGGTTGCCTCGATGTGAGCGCCTGAGTTCACACCACCATTGATCGTGTCCGACAGGGCAACGATGGACAGGTTGGCTGCTTGCAGAACACCGATCCGTGTGTAGTCAATCGCAGCTGCCGCGATGTACGTGCTGACATCAACGCTGGTGATCTGATTCAACGTAGCGAAGGCACCAAACGATGGCTTGCCAGAAACTCCAGACCAGTTAGCTGTAGTTGCAGCCACATTTGCCTTGGCAGTTGCATCCAATGCAGCTGCTGCCTCAGCAGCAATCCTTGCTGCGTTTGCCTTGTTAGTAGCATCAAGAATTGCACGTTCTTCTTCGGCAGTAACGATGCCATCTGCATATGCCTTTGCCGTTGTTTCTGCGAGATCAGCCTTGGTCTGGGCCGCAATAGCTGCAGCGTTCACAGCCGCTTCTGCTGCAGCATTCGCTTTGGCTTGAGCCCCTGCCAGCGTTTCCAGGTCCTGAGCTAGATTGCTCCCCACATAGGTACCAGCGGGGGCACCAACCGTAGCTCCATCAGCTGGCTTACCAGTGCCGGTCACATCAGCCCATTGCTGATTGCTGTTCAGCCATTCACTGGCTGGATCCACATAAGTACTATTCAGTTTCCCTGAGCTGACTACAAAACTACCGGATTCGTTTTTCAGTTTGCTGAACTGCAGCGAATTGATAACTGCCTCGTCGAGATACACCACGCCGTCAGCAATGATGAACGGCTTGCGTTTATTGGCTTGAGTTCTTCCCACCCAGAAGGTGTCGACATCAAAACCAGCCTCAACAACATGGCCATCGTTGGCCAGGCCGAAGCCACCAACCAAATCATTCACCGTCAGCTTGACGGTATAGAGCGCGTTGATCCGGGTGTTGGTGGCAGCGATACCTGTGATGGGATCGTCAACACTGTCCTCCAGTGTGCTGATCTGGACACTCATCGCCTCAATTACTGAGGCGATGTCTCCACCGATAGTGCCAACCACAGCGTCAATCGCAGCCATGGCGATGCCGTGCTGGGTATCGATGTAGCCGGTGATCGTCTCAGTAGCAGCGATCAGGGCGTCACCAGCTGTCGCAGCGACACCGGTGATCTGATCCACCAGGGCACCGTACTCAGTGGTCCTGGTTTCCGTCTCATTGAAGATGAACGTGTGTGCTTCGGCGATGCCCGCCTGCACATCAGCAATGGCCTCAGCGAATGTGGTTTCCCCGTTCTCACGGTCGGTGACCTCAGCTGCCAAGCCGTTGGCTAAGACATCGATGTAATCGATCTTCTCCTTGAGCGCAGTAGCCAGGAGACCAGCATCAATCTGCCCAGTCAGGAACTCAATCATTCCTGCGATGGTTGGCTTGGCAACCGCAGTAGCAGGACCGATGAGCTCACCTTCGGTGCCATTCACCGAAACCATCCTGATCCAGTAGTAATACCTGGTAGTGGTTTCGATCTTGTCATACCAGAAGGTATGCGAGGTTTCCTTCAACAGAAGGGCTGAGTTGAAATTCGACGTCAGCCCTCGGTACACCTTGGTGTAAGCAACCGCCCACGGATTCGTCGTTGGATACGTCCAGGCGACGTCGATACCCCCAAACGCCGGCGTTGCCGTCAGGATGGAGTTATTACCTGGGTCACCTGGGAGGGGTCCACCCCAACCACCAACCCCGCAAGTATTACCTACACAGCTCATGTGGGGATTCCTTCTGAATATCCCCACAGTTTAAAACTATTCCACCACCAACCCTAGAAAGTACAAATGATCAAGGCTGAATATGTAAACCACATGGGTAGCGACCTTACTGTTGTGAACAGTGCCCGCGTGAGTTTCAACAAGGAGAGTTTTGGCCTGGATAGCCAGGACGAACGGTTGATCGCTTACCTTGCCAAACATAATCACTTCACCCCGTTTACCCATCCGCAGATCACATTGCGGGAAACCGTGCCGATTTTCGTGGCTCGACAGCGGTTCAAGCACGTCGTGGGCTTCACTTACAACGAGGTGAGTCGGAGGTATGTCGACGACACCCCTGAGTTTCACTTCCCTGAGGAATGGCGTAGCCGTCCTGGTGGGAGCATGAAGCAAGGTAGCGGGGATACTCACCCTGACAGCGGAATGTTTTCCAGTATCTACAGCGAGTACATCAAGAATGCGATCGCTGTCTATGAAAACATGATCGCTTGTGGTGTTGCTCCAGAGCAGGCTCGGATGACGCTTCCGCAGTCCATGCTGACCAGTTACTACGTCACCGGTTCCTTGGCTGCATTTGCACGAGCACGTGGCCTTCGTGCAGATTCCCATGCCCAGGCAGAGATCCAACAGCTCGCTGCTCAGTGGGACGAGATCATCAGCCCACTATTTCCGACATCTTGGCAGGCGCTTACTCAAAAGTAATACTGAAACTCAGTATCTGAGTAAACTCCGCGCCCCTCAGTAGATATTGAGTTTAGGGAGATGCCTCCGGCATTCTCTCGACAAATACCGGGTACTGGGTATTCCTACCGGTACCTGGAGTCTCAAACCAGGAACAGAAAGCCCCAACCTCCAATGCAGCAACCCACCAATCACCTTCCAACACCCCTGCAGGAATACGTCCACAAGAGCCGATATGCCAAGTGGAACCAGGCCAAAGGCCGTCGTGAATCCTGGGATGAGACCGTTCAGCGGTATGTCGACTACTTCGACAGCAAGTTCCCCCATTACCCCAAGCAGGAGATCTACGACTCGATCGTGAGCCTGGGAACCATGCCCAGCATGCGTGCCCTGATGACGGCTGGCCCTGCACTGGAACGAGATCCGATGGCTGGCTTCAACTGCAGCTTCGTGGCAGTCGACCATGTCCGAGCCTTCGACGAGATCCTCTACATCCTGATGTGTGGCACCGGTGTTGGCTTCAGCGTTGAGCGTCAGTTCATCGCCAAGCTCCCCGTGGTCGGCGCTGGCGTCAAGCTGGATGCTCAGAACCAGGTGCAGGTTCACATCGCTGAAGAGCTGGTGCCCGTGGATCACACCATCGTGGTCCGTGATTCAAAGGGTGGCTGGGCTGGTGCCCTGAAGGAGCTGCTCCAGTACCTCTACAGCGGCAAGATCCCCAGCTGGGATGTCAGCAAGATCCGCCCTGCTGGCGCCAAGCTCAAGATCTTCGGTGGCCGAGCGTCTGGTCCCCAGCCCTTGGTTGATCTCTTCAACTTCGCTGTCACCACCTTCAAGAATGCTGTCGGTCGTCGACTGACCTCCATCGAGTGCCATGACCTGGTCTGCAAGATCGCAGACATCGTCGTAGTCGGTGGTGTGCGTCGCTCAGCACTGATCAGCCTTTCCAACCTGTCCGATGACCGCATGCGTGTGGCCAAGTCGGGCATGTGGTGGGAGCAGTACGGTCACCGTGCTCTGGCCAACAACTCAGCGGTCTACACGGAGCGTCCCCAGTCCGAGATCTTCATGAAGGAGTGGCTGGCCCTCATCGAATCTAAGAGCGGTGAGCGTGGCATCTACAACCGTGTTGCTGCCCAGAAGAAGGGTGCCGAGAACGGTCGTCGTGATGCAAGCCAGATCGTGGGTACCAATCCCTGTGCAGAGATCGCTCTCCGCTCCATGGGTCTGTGCAACCTCACCGAGGTTGTGATTCGTGCAGAAGACTCTCTGATCGACCTGATGGACAAGGTCCGTGTGGCTACCATCACAGGTACTTACCAGTCGATGCTGACCAACTTCCGCTACGTGCGTGAAGGCTGGAAGAAGAACCAAGAAGAAGAGCGTCTGTTGGGTGTCTCGATGACAGGGATCATGGACCATCCGGTCCTGAGCCAAGTCAGTGAGCTCTCCATCAGCTGGCTCAAGCAGCTCAAGCAACAGTGCATCAATGTCAACGCTGAGTGGGCCAAGAAGCTGGGCATCAATCCCTGTGCTGCTGGTACCACGGTGAAGCCTTCCGGCACCGTCAGCCAGCTGGTGGACTCTGCCTCTGGCAAGCATGAGCGCTATGCCCACTACTACATCCGCACGGTACGTGGTGACAACAAGGATCCCCTGACCCAGCTGATGCTGCAACAGGGATTCCCGGCTGAGCCTGCCTTCGGCAAGGAACACAGCACCACGGTGTTTAGCTTCCCGGTCAAGGCACCTGATCAAGCGGTCTTCCGAAACGACCGGACTGCCATTGAGCAGCTCGAGCACTACCTGATGTTCCAACGTCATTGGAGCGAGCACAACGTGTCCAACACGATTTACGTGCGAGATCACGAATGGCTGGAGGTCGGTGCCTGGGTCTACAAGCACTTCGATGAGCTGGCCGGTGTGAGCTTCTTGCCTCACAGCGACCACTCCTACAAGCAAGCTCCATACACGGAGTGCAGCAAAGAGGATTACGAAGCTCTGCTGGCCAAGATGCCCACGTTCGACTGGGACCAACTCGCTGCGCTTGAGCGTGATGACACCAGTGTGAGTACCCGTGAACTCGCGTGTAGCGCAGGCGTATGCGAAATCCTCTGACCCTCTAAGTACTACCCGCGAACTCCTTCGGGAGTTCGCAATCAAGCAAGGCCCCATGACCCCTTACTGCAAATCAATAGGGTGCTCACACCCTGTAGAAACCGGCTCAGATTTCTGCGGGATCTGTCTCAACAAAGATGGTGAGCTGGAACACTCGACCAAACACCCGAATAGCTACAAATCCGTTGGAGACATGACAGAAGTGGATGCCTTCGGGGTCAACCACCTGTTCCAGATCTACGACCCATCAGGTTGTCTGCAGCATGCCATCAGCAAGCTCTTGATGACAGGCACATACCGAATCACCGCCCCCAGAGACATCCGTGAAGCACGAGATGCACTCACACGGTGGCTTCAACTGAACCAAGAGAAACCAAACACATGAAGATCACCGAAGACACCAACAAGCACCTCTCTCAACACGAACTCGACATGGTCGTGGGCCGAACCCCGCCGCAGCCGATACACACAAGAGTCGGGGTAATGTCGATGCCGAACTTGATACCCAATGGCCCCATGGCAGTCGTGCCTCCTGGTGGATTCAAGCTCAAGGAACAAGATCCCAACGGTCTCTCCGCCAACGCACCAGGTGCCAAGCTGGATGCAGGCAAGGTACGCCCTGCCCTGGTCCTCGGTGGCTTTGCACGGGCACTCCTGGCTGTCTCGCGCATCGGAACCTTTGGTGCCGTCAAGTACACCGAGAACGGCTGGATGGTGGTTCCCAACGGTGAAGCTCGCTACGACGACGCCAAGCTGCGTCACTGGCTCACTGAGAAGACGGGTGTCGAGTTCGACCCCGACAGCGAAGAAGAGCACGCAGCGCATGAAGCCTGGAACGCCCTGGCTCGGCTGGACTTGATCCTGCGTCGCAAGGAGAAGCAACTGTGACGCAAACACGCCTCCAGTCATTCATCGAGGCGTGGTTCAACGTGGCCATCGGCTTCGGCATCAACTTCGCCTTCAACCTGATCATCTTGCCGATGGTGGGACTACCCAGGCCAAGCCTGTCTCAGAACTTCGCCATGGGCATGTTGTTCACCGTGGTATCGGTGGCCAGGTCCTACCTCATTCGCAGGTACTTCAACGACCAGTTGAAGCGTGCTGCTGAGCGGTTGGCAGGTGTATCAACCTCCTAAAGGAAATCAATGACAGCTCAATATGCCAACGTCGGTGATGTGCCACTGGCACTCGCTGTCTTCCTGGCCACGGACCATTACGACCACAGCAGCGACCCCACAGAGATCAGCGCTACATCCCTGCTGAAGCCACTGCGTCAGGTCATCCTGCCTGCACGGTTGCCTCCAGGTGATGGTCTGCCCAACCTGGCAGACATGATGAACAGTCGGATGGGTACAGCCATCCACGATGGCATCGAACGTGCCTGGATGCACAACCACAAGGCTGCGATGGAAGCTCTGGGCTACCCAGCCAGGGTCATCGACCGTATCCGCATCAACCCAGCACCAGAAGACCTCACCGACGACATCATCCCCATCTACCTTGAGCAGCGCCTCAAGCGCAAGCTAGGAAAGTGGACGATCACCGGCAAGTTCGACTTCATCGGTGAAGGCAAGGTGCAGGACTTCAAGAGCACCTCGGTGTGGACCTACAAGAACCAGGTCAACGCAGGGAAGTACTCCCAGCAGGGATCCATCTACCGCTGGCTTGATCCCAAGAAGATCACCCAGGACGAGATGGACATCCACTTTATTTTCACTGACTGGAAGGCCGGGATGCAGCGAAGCGATCCCCAGTACCCACCACGTCGCTTCCATCGTCAGTCACATCCCCTGCTCTCTCTCCAAGAGACTGAGCAGTTCATCAAGAAGAAGCTCCAGCTCATCGAGACCTACTGGGACGCAGATGAGAAGGACATTCCTGAGTGTGACGACGAGGAACTGTGGCGCAGTGAGCCGGTGTTCAAGTACTACAAGAACCCGGCCAAGACCCTGCGCAGCACCAAGAACTTCGACTCGATGCTGGAAGCACGTATGCGTTTCGTGGAAGACGGAAGCGTGGGACTCATCAAGGAGAAGCCAGGTGAAGTGACTGCCTGCAAGTACTGCCCTGCCTTCGGTGTCTGCACTCAGAAGGATCGACTTGTCGCCTCCGGCGACTTGGTGATGGGCTGAACCCAGACCATCAACCCAAGAGAAAGGACCCAATGAAACCATTCGACGAGATGGAGTATCACGCCACCAGTGAAGAACTGGTTCAGGTACTCCGAGACCATACGCAACGAGACGACTCCCTGTTCTTCCGCCTGATGGTCGGCTTCTACTTCAGCCTGGCCGCAAGCCAGATGAGGTGCAGCATCCTCACCCCTGACCGTGGAGAGATTCCGGTCAACATGTATGTGTTGAACCTGGCTCCATCGGGCTATGGCAAGACACAGTCCATGAACCTCATCGAGGGTGATGTGCTGGGCCTGTTCCGCCATCGGTTCCTGGAAGAGACGTACACGATCCTGGCTGAACAGAACTTGCCCAAGCTCGCCAACAAGCGTGCCATCCGCAAGAGCACTGATCCAGACGATGAGCTGGCCCGTGTGACCAAGGAGTTTGAGCGACTGGGTGCTCCCCTGTTCAGCTTCGACTCTGCAACCTCACCGGCGATCAAGCAGCTGCGTCACCAGCTCCTGATGTCGAACGCAGGCTCGCTCAATCTCATCATGGATGAGGTGGGCAGCAACCTGATCCCCAACAAGGAAGCGTTTGAGACTTTCATCGAGCTGTACGACAAGGGCCTGGTCAAGTCCAAGCTGATCAAGAATACGACGGACAGCATCCGTAGTGAGGAGATCGTGGGTCAGACCCCAGCCAACATGCTGATGTTCGGTGTGCCTGGACGTGTCTTCGACGGTGCCAAGACCGAGGATGAGCTCCGTGAGATGCTGGGCACTGGTTATGCACGTCGTTGCTTCTTCGGATACGTCCGCAACGCAGCACGGATGCCCAACCGGACTGCAGAGCAGATGTACCTGGATCGGACGAGCCAGAACAACACCCAGAAGGTGGCTGAGCTGGCCAACCGATTCGAGGCACTGGCGGACATCATCAACGCCAACAAGAAGCTGGTCATCAAGAAGGAGACCTGCATCCTCTTGAACGAGTATCAACTGCACTGCGAAACCAGGGCACAGAAGCTGACCGACCAGAAGGAGCTGCAGATCCGTGAGATGGGTGAGCGCTACTTCAAGGTGCTCAAGTTGGCGGGGGCCTACGCCTTCATCGATGACTGCCCCGAGGTCACCGAGAACCACGTCTACAACGCCATCAAGTTGGCTGAGGACTCAGGAGAAGCCTTCCAGCTCATGCTGGCACAGGACCGGGCCTTCATGAAGCTGGCCAAGTATGTGGCGATGGTGGGTGAGGATGTGACGCATGCTGACCTGGCCGAGGACCTCCCCTTCTACAAGGGTGGTACCGGAGCCAGGACCGAGATGCTCAACATGGCGATTGCCTGGGGATACAAGAACAACATCATCATCAAGAAGTCGTTCTCGGACGGCATCGAGTTCCTGAGGGGCGAAGCCCTGCAAGTGACCGACCTTGAGAAGATGATCGTGTCCTACAGCAACGACATCACCACGGGCTACCAGAACGAACGCGCCCCGTTTGACCAGCTCTACAAGCTGACTCAAGCACCGGGTATGCACTGGGTTGCTCATCACCTCAACGAGGGCTACCGCAACGGGGAGAACTGCATCCCTGGCTTCAACCTGGTGGTCATCGACGTGGATGGCGGTGTGGCCTTGAGTACGGTCAAGCTGCTGCTGAAGAACTACAAGTTCTTGGTCTACACCACCAAGCGCAACACCGATGAAGAGAACCGGTTCAGGGTCATCATGCCCACGAACTACGAGCTGAAGATGGACGGCAAGGACTACAAAGAGTTCATGACGAATATCTTCGACTGGCTTCCCTTCGAGGTGGATCGCAGTGCTGGCCAACGTGAACGCAAGTGGCTGACCCATCCGGGTCACTATGAGTACAACGAAGGCGAAGTGTTGGACGTCTTGCCCTTCATTCCGAAGACCAGCAAGAACGAAGAGCGCAAGCAGCTGCTGGACTCACAGCAGGCGATGGACAACCTCGAGCGCTGGGTGATCAACAACATTGGTGACGGCAACCGGAACAACATGATCCTCCGCTACGGAATGATCCTGCTGGATGCTGGCTTCGAGTTTGAAGCCATCCGGGTGAAGGTGATGGAGCTCAACAGCAAGATCCCCGACAAGCTGGACGAGGCCGAGATCATGAGCACGGTGATGATCACGATCGCCAAGAACCTGGCCAAGCGATGAGCTGACCACAGGCGTCCTCCGGACGCTTCTTCGACAAACCACGAAAGGCCCTGGGCTTCACAGCTCGGGGCTTTTTTCATTGGAGAAACCAGATGACTACACGTACCTACCCATACACGGGATGGGTGCTGCAGCCCAGCTTCAAGCCAGTGGAAGTGACCTTTGTTGAGCCGTACCACTGGCTCAACGAGCACCGGGCTGACAAGACCAAGAGCGGAAGAGCGTACCGGTTGGAGCACATCCATCCGACCAAAGAAGCAGCGATTGCCCATGGGCGACTGGAACTTAAACGCATCCGGATTGATCTGGACAAGCGTGAAGAGAACCTCAAGAAAAAGACCGCAGCACTCGACAAAGCAGAAGGAAAACTAACCACATGAGTACACCCACAACTGTCAACGACAACCTGGTGCTGGTGGTCGGCAAGTCAGCCACCGGCAAATCCGCATCCCTCATGGGTCTCCGTGACCCTGAGGGTGTGATGTATCTGAACTGCGAAGCTGGCAAGAAGCTCCCCTTCCGAGCCAAGTTCAAGCAGTACACCATCACTGATCCTCTTCAGGTTATCGAAGCATTCGATGCTGCCGAGAACATGCCGGAGATCCACACCATCATCGTGGACACATTGACCTACCTGCTCGAGATGTACGAGAGCCTGTACGTGATCAACGCTGCCAACACCATGAAGGCATGGGGTGACTTCAGTCAGTACTTCAAGGATTTGATGCAGCAACGGGTGGCCAAGAGCACGAAGAACGTGGTCTTCCTTGCACACACCGCTGACAAGCTGAACGAAGCTGAGATGGCCATCGAGACCACGGTCCCTGTGAAGGGATCGCTGAAGAACAACGGCATCGAGTCGTACTTCAGCCAGGTCATCGGCAGCAAGAAGGTGCCTCTCAAGGCACTGAAGGACTACGGCAGTGATCTTCTGACGATCACACCGGAGGAAGAAGCCCTGGGCTTCAAGTACGTCTACCAGACCAAGCTGACCCGTGACACGGTTGGTGAACGTCTGCGTGGACCGCTGGGGATGTTTGACACGAAGGAAACCTTCATCGACAACAACCTGCAGCTGGTTCTTGATCGCCTCAAGGACTACTACCAATAAACCAACCCGAAACCAAGAAAAGGAAACACACAAATGAGCATTCTCAAGAACCTGAAGTCCGACGAAAACATTTCCACCGCCAAGGACAGCGTCGGTGGTGGCGGTGCTATCGACTCCGATTCCTACAAGGCAGTCGTCTCGATGGCCTACCTGACGGAATCCAAGGGTGGTGCAGCCGGCCTGGTGTTCTCTGCCAAGGCTGAGAACGGCCGTGAGATCCGTCAGACCTTCTGGATGACCAGCGGCAAGGACAAGGGCCAGAAGCACTACTACGAGAAGGACGGCGAGAAGCATGAGTTGCCTGGCTTCACCGCAGCCAACAGCCTGTGCCTGCTGACCACCGGCCAGGAGATCGGCGATCTCGAGCCGGAGAAGAAGGTCGTCAGCGTCTACTCCTACGAGGCCAAGGCCGAAGTCCCGACGAAGGTCGATGTGCTGACGGACCTGATCGGCAAGGAGATCGTCATCGGTCTGCTGAAGCAGACGGTCGACAAGACCACCAAGAACGAAGCCACGGGCAAGTACGACCCGACGGGTGAGACGCGTGACGAGAACGAGATCGACAAGTTCTTCCACGCTGAGACCCTGAAGACCGTGGCCGAGCTGCGCGCCAAGGCTGACGAGGCAGCTTTCCACGCCATTTGGGTGGCCAAGTGGAAGGGCCAGGTTCGCAACAAGGCCAAGGGTGCTGCTGCAGGCGGTACTGCAGGTGCCCCCAAGGCTGGCGGCGCTGGCACCAAGAAGCCGGCTACGAGCCTCTTTGGTTGATCGACTGAGAAGTTGACCAGCCCAGGAGGTCGGGAGACCTCCTTGCTCCCCCTGGGTGCTTATCCCCAGGGGTGAGCGCCCATTCGATGGACTGATGAAAAACGACTGAATCAACGATCAATCGACACCTCAACTCCATACGAAATACATGAATCAAGTCCAAGCAACCGCATACATCGACACGCTTCAAAACCAACGAAACCAAGCCCTGAACGCTGTGGCTCAAAGCGAGGCGAACAACGCCGGCTTGAGGGACAGGATCACTGAACTGGAGAAGGCCCTTGCTGCCGCTACGGTGGCTACCAAGGATCAGACACAGGCGGTGAAGAAATGATGCACGTTCAATCCCCCGACAGCTCCGATGCGGGCATCGAACAGCAGATTCGCACCCTGGGCCTCAACGCCCCACGTGTGAAGCCTGAAGAACTCGAAGCCAACATCGTTGATGTTGAGTATGTCAAGCATGTCTCCCAAGGCGGTCAAGTACTGCGTTGGGCTGTGCTGACGACCAAGAGTGGCTATGCCGTCACCGGTCGACCCTCTGTTGCCGTCTCACCGGCGAATGACAGGGAATCGATCGGTAAGCAAGTTGCTTACGAGAACGCCAAGAACGAATTGTGGCCTCTGATGGGTTACGCCCTGAAGGAGTCCCAGAACCGCATCTTTCCTCAAGCACAGGTGGACATCTGATGACTCAAGCCCAACTCCAACCACATCAACTCCGTGTTGTCACCGAGCGTGACGAACTCAAGGTCAAGTACCAAGCCCTCATGGACTTCGGCACGCTACCGCTCTTCGCCACCCTGCCCGAGCAGGAACAGGAACTCCTGGTGACGCAGAGCGAGTGGATGGCTGGGTACCTGGAGACGTTGAACTCACGTATCGCTGGCTTCCATGGAGCCAAGCTGTACGCCTGCCACAAGCAAGTCTTTGCCAGGCCGATGACTCGCGGTGAGTACAACATCCTCAGAAGCGGGACACTGCCGGCTGACGAGAACGGTGAAGATGAAGGCTTCCTTGTCGAGTACATCGACGGGGGAGCTTCCAACCATCCGGACTACGCCGGCTACATCAGCTGGAGCCCGAAGGCAGTCTTCGAGGCTGGCTATGCGGAGGTCGAATGACCGAAACTGAGCACCAGCAGCACTACCGCTCGATGTGTCTGGACTTTGCCATCCGCAACAACCCCCAATCCACTGAGGGAATAGTTGCTGCGGCAGCGAAGTTCTACAACTTCATCCAGGGCGGTCCCACTGAGACACCAGCGCAACCCACATGAGCCAAGATCAAACCACTCCCCCTACTCCCACCGCAATGGAACTCGCCGGCGTCGTGCAAGTCGACGACCTGGATCACTTCGTAGCCATCACCACCGCCTGGCATACCCAGCGCGTTGGCCAGGTCAAACAACTCCTCGAAGTTCCCGAAGGCACTGCCTTCGAGATCGGAGAGGGGTCAGAAGCTACCGAGATCGTCCTTACGGGCGACACCTTGGCTGGCTTCAAGTTTGGCCTGGAGATGGCCCTGATGCAGCTGGGAACCCTGCCTTTCGTCGCCGAGATGGAAGACGAGGCCCCTGGTGATGCAAAGGGCTAGAACGATCCAGGTTGTTGGCCAAGATCCCTCACTTCGTAACTGGGGGATCGCCATTGGCACCTACGAGCTGGAAACCGGAACCATCCAGATAAAGCGACTGGCACTTACCAACCCGAGCTTGCCTACCGGCAAGCAGGTGCGGCAGAACAGCGCGGACCTGGAATCCGCTTTCCAGCTCTACAGGGGTGCCTTGGCAGCTGCTGAGGGCGCCCATGCAGTTTTCGTTGAAGTCCCGGTAGGCAGTCAATCTGCCCGTGCCATGGCTTCATACGGGATCTGTGTGGGCGTCCTGGGGGCATTGAGAGCAAGGGGCACGCCCTTCTTCGAGGTGACCCCCACTGAAGTCAAGCTGGCTGGGTTTGGCAAGAAGACTGCCACCAAGACGGAAATGATCCAGTGGGCAATGTCCAAGCACCCTGACGCTGGCTGGCCAACCTACAAAGAACATGGGCAGGAACTCGTCAGCGAAGCCAAGGCCGAACACATGGCCGACGCTGTAGCTGCGATCCACGCTGGTGTTGCCAGCAATGCCTTCCAACAAATGCTGGCCGTCGTGGCAGCGCATTGAACCAAAGGAAGAACCATCACATGAACATCAATCTGAAGCAAGTCGAGATCGTCGAAGCGCTGAAGCAGTTCGTCACCAAGAAGGGCATCAGCCTGGTTGGCAAGAAGGTCGACATCAGCTTCACAGCTGGTCGCAAGGACACTGGCGTGTCGGCTGATATCGTCATTGAAGACTCGGCTGAGATCCCTGGCTTCACGGATTCGTCCGATGAGGCTGAGGTGAACAAGCCTGTCCTGAGCGTCGTGAAGACCGAGACGCCGGTGGAACCTCCCCCGGCCGAAGAAGTCGCTGAGACGCCTGCAGCCGAAGCCAAGGTACCAACCACCAGTCTCTTCGGCTGAAGCACCGAGGCATGAGAGCACTGAGCTGGATCGGCTACATCTTGGCCGCCATCCTGGTGCTCTGCATTGGCACAGGCATCGTGGGCCTTGTTGCCCTTGGCCTGTCGCTCATGGGAGCACTGGTCTGTATCTCAGGTGTGATCGTGTTTGTTGCACGCATGATCAGGGGACTCGTGGAGTCCTGACACCTACCGCAAACGACACCGGAGAGTAGATCCGGGCCAACATGTGGGTGCATCACGGTTGACAACCAAACACATTGCCTAGTCAGCAAGGTGGTGGTGTGCCCCCATGTTGGTGTCGATCACCCGATCGGACAATCCCGGTTGCCAGTCCTTGTAACCATGTGCCCTCATGGGGACGGGTGAGGGCCGACACCAACTTCACTTCACCAAAGCCATGGCTGCATGAACCGTAGCCAACTCATCCAAAGCACCGGGCAACTGCAGAGCACCCCAGTTCAATGGGTTGTTGCCAGCCTTGTGTATCCATGAGCTATCCAGAACGATGGGTCCAAGGTTCACGAACTGGTCAACGGTCAGCAGCATCAGGATTCGAGCTGGGTGTTCCTCAGCCATACGACCCAGTACACGCTGAATGCGCAGCACATACTTGCTGAACATCGTGATACCCATGTCATCAGTGAACTGAAGGAACTTGGGCATCGGTACGTCGTAGTTGATGAAGGCTTCGCTGGCTTGGTGGACTGCGTCTTCCTTGCTCAGTGGCTTCTCTGCCCTGTTCACCATGTGCTGATACAGCGCATACCGTGCAGCAAAGTCCGAGACTTGAGCCAAGCGGCTCAGACCTTGGTAGACATTGGAATCACGGGACATGTAGATGCCCTTGGCTGCGGTAACCACACCAGAAGGCAACTTGCTGGTGATCTTTTCCGTCTTACGGATCAATGCGCTCTTGTAGGAGTACACATCCTCCTCTTCAGCGATGTCCTCCACGATCGTGGGCATCAGACCAGCCTCGATCATTTCGTGTACCGGGTTGCGTGCGATGGCATCCTTCAGGCGGCGGATCTCATCTTCGATGGAAGCCAGACGCAAAGTACCAGCGGTGCCGGTATCTACGATGGCCTGCAAGCGGCTCAGCTCCTCGGTGTCCTGCTGGTGAGCACGGGCGCCACGGAGAGCCACCAGGTGGCCACGGAGCACGTCCTTGAGGGGTACACCCTGTGCCAGCAACAACGAGATGTTGGAGCTGATGTTGCCCAGAGAGACGACCACGGACTTCACAACCACGATGTCCTTGATTTCCTTGACGATGTCCTGCCACACACGCTCACCTCGAGCCACGTAGACAGCAGCACGCTTGGCGTACTCCTCTGCGTCTTGTCGGGAGGTACCAGGGCTGCTCAGCTGCTTGTAGACGGCGAAGATGTTCTCTATAGCCGTGGCATAGACACGCTCCAACTGAGCACGCTCATGGGGTTCCTTGCGCAGGGCATCAGCCAGGCTGAACTTGCGGTACCCGAACACCGTGCTCAACTGATCCTTGCGGACGTACATCCCATCCCTGCCCCACAGGTTCCGGGCCACCTCACGGGTGTCCTCAGGCAGCATCTGCCAGATCTCCTGCATATCAGGGTCAGCGACGCGAGGGCCGATCTTCACGAAGGCATCCGGGGTCAGGTTGCGCTCAGCAAGGTCGATTTCCTTCAACGCCTTGAACGCCTTGGTGTTCAGCTCCAGAGACGTCTCCTTGTCGTAGATGCTGCTGGCTAGGGTACCCAGAACCTTGTCGAAGCTGTTGTCACGCATCAACGTCGTGTCCTTGGTCTTGTCGACCATCATGTAGCGCCAGTTCACGACTTCACCCTGGGGATTCACCACCGGTGCCATGTGGCTACCAGCGGTCTTGCTCAGGTTGGGACGAGGACCAGAAGCCAAGCCAGCGAACTTGAGATGGTTGATGTCTGCCTGCATCGAAGCGTTGCGCAGACCATCAGCAGTATTCACGTTCATGTAGCCGCTGTGCTTGGTGCTGCCCTTGGCACGCTTGCCCGTCAGGGAGGTGATGCCCGAACGGTAGGACATGAGGCCACCATCCTGCACTGCATACAAGAACTTGGCTTCGGTATCCGGATCAGCAGCATCAAGAGTGACGCGGCCCAGCTCCTTGTAGCCCATCGCAACCAGCTCATCGCCCTCTGCCTTGGTCGCAGTCTTGACCTGGATGTTGGGGTTCAGGATCTCCGGGGTGTAGCCGTGCATCATCAGAGCCTGCTGGTTCTTGAAGATCCGCTTGCTGGCATCAGCCTCGAGTTTCTTTTGCAGAGCCAGGATGTATTCAACACCGTGCCCTTGGCCGTCAGAACGTTGGTTCTCCGAGCGCATAACTTCGCTCGCATTTTTCAGTGAACCTTGATCTGCATAGCCCAGGGCGTACAGAGCCACCAACTGCTCGATGTGCTTCTCGGCGATCGCAGCATCTGCCTCAGTGATCTTGCCCACGTAAGCCGTGCCATACAGCCTGGCAATGTTGTGTGCGTTCATCATCAAGCGAGGATGCTTCACCTCACCGGTGGCACGGAAGTAGCCCAGTGCGTTGGCTTGATGGATGAACTGATCCTTGAACCTACCGGTCAACTGTGCCTCGGTGTCAGCGATCGCCTTTTCCAGGGCTTTGGGATCGGACAGTAGCTGTTCGATCTCAACCATGTTGAAGCGACCAACCAGCACATGCAAACCAGTACGAAGGAACACCTTCGTGATGGCTGTATTGATCGCCGGCGTCAAACCAGCACCACCATCAGCGAAGGAACTACGGACGTTCTTTGCCGTGGTGCTGATGATCTGCTTGCGGATGCGCTGAGCATTCGTCGAAGCCAGGGTCAGCAGGTTCAGCACCTTGCCCGGACCCTTGAGCTCAGTCAGCATTTGAAGGCCCAGGCCGTGTTGTTCCTTGGTCTGGGAATCCCATACATTGCGCACAGCATCGATCAACAGGTCAGCCCTGTTCTCCATCCAGAGACCGCCGATCTTGGCCGCAGCTCGCACCGGTGCAGAGGGGTTGTTCCGCAGCTTGCTGGACTTCAGCACAGCCAGAACCTTGTCCCGTGCTTGCTTGGCCAGGACGGACGCCTTTGCATCGATGCTGTCAGCAGTCACCGAAGCCAGGTCACGAGCGATACCCATCTTGCGCTTGGCTTCGATGTCCACCAACTGACCCACGAGCTTCTCAACCTGAACATCAACAGGCTGACCACGGTAGGTCTGGGTAGCACGGTCATGGAAGAAGGCCAGGATCTTTTCGAAGACAACCTGGACCCGTTCTCCGAACGTCTTTGCGGTCTTGTTGGGAATGCTCTTGGTAGGCAACACAGCCTTCTCAATCAGGGAGCTGAACTCCTGGTGAGCGAGCGCGTAAGCGGCGAAGCGAGACAGGTAGTTCGAGCGACCGGCAGCAGCCAACTCAACCTTGAAGATGAAGTCGTAGGCATCCGGGTTGCTGAAGTCGCTGGGCTTGAGAACTTCACGCACTTCCAGGAACAACCTGCTCAGCTCCTTGTAGGCGAAGGTTGCCGTGTTCTCTGGGTGATCCAGAACAGCACGCACCACAGCTTCCACCTGCTCCATGGCATGGGACTCCTGCTCACTGACCGCCAGGGGCGAAGCCAGAACAGAAGATGCGAAAGGTGCTTCACCAGTGGCCAGGGCCTTGGCCCAGACATCCTGGGGCGTCAGTGCTTGCTGCTTGACCAGATCAGCCCGCAGCACACCGAAGGGACCATGCAGCTTCTGCACGATGCCAACCAGCAAACCCTGGAGCTTCTCGCTGAACTCCGGGGTTAGGGCTCCGGGGTTCAGAGCGTTGTGGATGTTCACCGTGCTGTAGTCGTTCAGCACCGTGTTCGCGGCCATGGACAGATTCAAGTCAACTCCCGTGGCTTGGTTCTGGTTGCCCTCAGCAGCCTTCATGAACAAGCCAGAGACATTGTTGACCAGAAGCGTCAGGCCGTTCACAGCTTGAGCCTGGGCGTCCTTGGCCGAACCTTTGAACAGGATGCCAACCACACGCTCGATGAACGCCTTCATACCCTGCACCAGGCTGTTGCCCTGGGTACGGGATTTCATACTGATCTGGCTCAGCACCTGACGTTGGAACGCTGGGTTCGTCATGCCGTAGGCGATGAACTCTTGAACATCTTTCAGGGCTGCACCGAAGCCAGTGATACCAGCCTTCTTGGCATAGGCAGCAGCAACCTCACGCAACTCATCCAGCTCACGAACCAGGTCCAAGGCTTCGCTGGTGTACTTGCTGCTGGCAGTCTCAGCCTTGAGCTCAGCAGCAACCACCTTGGCCAGAGCACCGTGGGTCAGCTCATGCAGCAGGATCTCAACCGTCAAGCCAGAGTCCTTGAACTCGGGCGACAGCACGTAGACCGACTCCTCATTACCCTTGGAGACGTACCAGGCGTGTGACGGCGTAGCCGGCATAGCCTGGACGTCACCTTCACCCATCTCAGTCGAAACCACCCGAACCATGAGGTCCGGGGACACCGTCTTGTAGAGCAGGCGGATCAGCTGCTGACTGAACTCACCCACCCGACCCGTGGACTCCTTGATCCGGTCGTTGAGCATCTGCAGCACCTGCTTGGCAGACTTGTCCTGGCTCAGGAACTCCACCAGCTTGGGATCGCTCTCCACAGCAGCGGTACCGATAGCACCGAACGGGGAAGTCACCACCTTGGGGTCAACCGTGGTGAGGTCAGTGCTGTCTGCTTCGTTGGCTTCCTCACTTGCCGTGTCAACGCGAGAATCACCTTGAAGGTCACCATCGATCTTCACGACAGGGGTTGTCTTCATCGAGTCGAGTGCTTGAGGGGTCAACTCCAGCACCTTCTCGATCACCCCGAGAGATTCGTTTTGATCCTTCGTGAGCTCTCGCGTCAGCTTCTCGAGCTGGACTTCTGCCTTCGCACGATCAGCAGCCGTGACGTCGTACTGACCACCCTGGAAAGCGTACTGGTCCACCACAGCCAGTTGAGCCAAGAAACCCAGACGAACAGTGTCGGCATCAGCAGCAGACCGGAGCGTGTACTCCAGCATCGCATCGATGTCGCCTTCCTTCTCCACGAACGCTTGCAGCAGCTTCAGGGAGTGGGGTGACAGCTCACCGTTGCGAACCATGTTGGCCAGGCCAGTCACCACTCGTGCCAGTGACTCGTGAGCCTCCATCAGCGGGGAGTAACCCAGCATGGCTTCCCAGGTGTTCTTGTTCATCAGGCGAGCAGACTCCTGCAAGCCAGCGACTCCATCACCGACAGCATCGTGGATGTTCAGGACATCCCGTTCTTCCTGCGTGCTGTGAGAAATGTCCGAGTCCGTGGAGTGCGTAGTAGCCGAACCCATGGCAACACCAGGATCACTCAGGTGCGTGCTCATGGCTTGAAACGCACGAGACTTCGACTTCCTGGGATCGGCCAGGGGAGTACCAAACTTGCTGTTGTTCTTGTACTCCGGATTGTTGTTCTGGCTTCGACCAGACTTGGCCATGAACAGGCCAGAGCCGACGTCACCGGACTTCTTCGACATGCGAGTCTCAATGACCGGCTCCAGGCGACGCATCCGCTTGGCCAGCACCGCCTCTTGCTTCTTGGACAGATCACCGATCCGCTCACCCTTGTCGTTCAGGGGCAGCTCGTTCTTGGCCAGCAGCTCCTCGATGTAGGCAGTACGCATGCCCTGGTAGATTGCGTCATACAGGCCGTAGGTGTAGCGGGCTGCACTGTTGAGTGCGTCCCTGCGCTGGATGAAGCTACCGAAGGAATCCTCGATGACTTCTTTGATGCTGGCACCAACAGTGTCGGCAAAAATCCCCTTGAGCCCTGCTTCCACTGCAGGGTGCAACGAGTTCTCCATGTGGTACTCGATGTCCCTGCCGGTAGGGATCTTCATCCCCTTGTCGCCCATCAGCACGTTCAAGTGCTTGACGTAAGCATCGACTTCTTGCTGGCTTGCACCAGCGATCGACAGCTTCTCGAAGCCTGCGTATACAGAAGCCAGGAAGGTGGTCGACATTCCATCGATCACGTTGCGCATCGAAGATCCGAAGCCAAGCGGGTTCAGGGCTTCCTTGATCAGGTTGCGGCCGTCCGAAGTGACCTTGGAGTTCTCTTCATCGAAGATCTCACCAGAGATGGCCCACAGGCTGTTGATCTGGGATGCCAACTTGTCATCGGCATTCCTAAGCATCCCCTGCATGCTCGTGTAGAGCTTGCGTGCCGTGCTTTCGTAGATGTCCAGGTGGCCAGGAGTCTCCCGCCACAGGTTGTAGTTGGTATACCCAGATTCCTCGGTATAGAAGCCACCCGCCTCAAGCATGTCAACCAAGGCGTCCGAGGTATCGGATGCACCCAGGAGGATGTGGTTGAGCATGGTTCCGTTGGCGACACCGTCCACTTCACCCATCATCTTGACGGTGAAGCTGTACGCACCGCCATTGGCTTCCTGTGCAGCTTCCTGTTGGATGGCCATGCCGACCAACGCATCGAGGGAGTGCATCTTGGCCTTGCCCTTGACCACGCCGGCGACCACAGCAGCACGCTCAGCATCCGTCAGGGATTGCTTGCGAACCACTGACTTGCGAAGTGCTTGGATAGCAGCCTGGTACACGGGATCTTGGAGCAGTGCCTTGACCTCGTCGATGGCGGCCTCGTTGCTCTTGCGCTCAGTCTTGATTCCCAGACCTTCAGCCACACGGAGATAGAAACTGTCCATCAGGGCATCCGAAGTGGAGTCCACCTTGGTGACCCAGTTCGGTGAATACACCATGTGACGGACGATCTTGCTGGACTGCGGATTTGCAACGGTGTTGGCTACGCCAACCCGTTGCTGCTTCCAGGGCATGAACCGCAGGAAGAAAGGGGTAGCCAGCCCCTTTTCAGAGGTGGCCAGGTACTCACCCACCCATTCGATGAACTGGTCGTACTCACGCTTCAGCGCTTGGTTCTTCGCCGTGACACCGTGACGGTTGACCAGGTGGGTACTGAAGTTCTCTTCCTCGACCACACCGATCATGGTCTGAACTTCTTCAGGGCTGAACTCGCCCATCAAGGCGATCTTTTCCTGGTCCACCAAGCGGGGACGTGACTGGTTGACCAACAGCACCTTCTTCAGCCAGCTCGGCAACTTCATCCGGGAACCCTTGATGTTGTCCGGAAGCGTTGTCACCGGCTCGAGCGCGGGCAGCTTCAAGTTCTCTGACGAGTCGAACAGGCGATCGAGGACACCCTGGGTACCCTTCACGGCGTCTAGGATCTTCTTCACCCCAGCCACTGGTGCGCCGTTCTCCCGAGCCACCGCCATGAAATGGTGTGGCCTGAACCACGTCTTTCCATCCTTGTCCGTGGAGATCACATCTTCAGGCGTGATGTCCCGACGACGCAGGGATGCCAGCTCATCACCGTAGATGGTGGTGCGAGCGATCAGCTTGCGGTCTTCCAGCAGCTTCATTGCCTGGGCACCCAGCGAAGCACGCAACTTGGGCAGCAGCTCCTGGGACATGTCATCCGTTGCCTTGAAACCAAGCGCATCGATGACAGCGCCACCCAGCGCATCCACCAGGATGTGTTCGTAGGTACCAACGGTCCCGAGACGGCTGTATGCCTCATGACCAGCCCAAGCCTTGGCAGAAAGACCCAGGAGACTGTTCACAGCCTTCCTGGTTTGCACTGCAGGCTCAGACCCATGAGCAGCCACCCAGCTGTACGCGGCGTAGGAGATGGCGGTCAGGACGTTCTCATCGAGCGTCGGGTTGCCGTCAGCGTCCTTGCTCAGGAGGTACTGGAGGGCATCCTCGTACCTGAACCTGGGGTTTGCGATCGCCGGCAGGTTCGCAGCAATGGTCTTGCTCCATGCAGTTGCGTGGTTCTTGAAGGATGTCAGGGCGTTCTTCTGTGCATCCGACAGCTTCACGCCTGCGTATTCCTCAGCGCGATCCAGCATGGAGACCAGGAAGTCCTTGACCACAGCCAACGGCTTCTTTGTCCCACTGGACTTGCCACCAACCTGCTTCAAGCCGGTTGATAGGGGATTACCCTCTTCTGGCTGAGCCAGAACCGTCACTGTAGGTACTTCATCTGCTGAGGTCTTCTCCGAAGACTCTGTTGAACTGGAGAGATCTGGAGCTGTAGTAGACTTAACAGTCTCTGACTGGATATCAACTGAAGATTGCTCAGTAGAGATGATCCCTACATCAGCTTTACTAGGAAATACACGGTGCCTAGGTCCGAGTTGACCTTGAGCAGTCTGACTACCGATCTGCTTGGCAGTCATCACTAAGGTGATGACCTTGCCCTTAGAAGAGATCGCGTACTTCTCCGCATCAGCCCGATCAAAGGACCACCAGGCACCATCTGAGATGTTCCCTGGACCTTCACCTCGGTAGAGGTTCAGACGCTCATCCGGATCCGTCAGGTCATTGAACGCCCGTGAGCCGAGGTCATTTCCTGCAGCGTCTCCTTGACGTACTCCTTCAGCTCCAACTTGGGCTGCTTGAGCAGTACTTGCCACAGTTTGTACTTGCGACCCTGCACTGAGGTCTTCGGGCGAGTTGAGTGCTTGCGATACGAGCGAGACATCTGTAGTTCCTTGGGTTTGAACAGGTTGGGTCTTCGTTGACTTCGCAGCGATCGCTGCTTGGAGTTCAGCCAGAACAGCTGAGATGGCTTGAGATTCAGCGCGGATGCTGTCGATTAGCTTTGGCGTGTTGACCTCGAGGTCGCCGCTTTTGGCCAGCTGGGCACGGGTGCGACGCACGGCAGACACGGCCCAACGACCGTCCTTGGTGCGCTCGGTGTTAGTGCCCTTGCCTTCTTCCCAAGCCAGGGCGACCACCTCAGCCTTGGCCTTGTGGTCGACATCGAACCGGGCCAGCATGTCGATCTGTTGCTTGGCCAGCTTCAAGTTCCCGGCCAGCAGCGCAGAGGCCACACGTTCCCGGTACTGGGACAGGCCGACGTTGTCCTTGCTACCGGTCAGGATTTCCTGGGAGACCAGGTCAATGTCACGGGCCTTGTTCTCAGCGATCCGTGCAGCAGAGAAAGCACGCAGGTAGGAGCGTTGCTCCGTGCTCAGGCTGTTCGTCGTGTCGTCAGCAAGAGCCAGGGCTTCCTCGGTCTTCAGGCGCTCAGGAGCAGCCATCGATAGGTTGATGACCGTGTCAGGCTCGGAGGTCTTGTCGACGCCGGCGAGGACATGGCTGTCCACAGCGAAGTTGCTCAGGGCTTCGTTGGCTTGGCTGATCCGCTTGTCGAGCTTGGCCAACTCAACCTTCGTGCGCTCGATCTCCTTGGGGTCAGCGGTCTCAGCGTCCTTGACCATCTCCCGCAGGACCTCGGCTTGCTCAGCCTGGCCCGCTGCTTCAGCAGCTGCCAGTGCTTCCTTGTTCTTGGCCAGGCCCTCAGGCGAGAGATCGTCGTAGTTGGCCTTCAGCTCATCACGTTCCTTCTCCAGCCCAGCAACGATCTCGCTGGCCTTGGCCAGGTTGGCATCCCTGGTTTCCGTGGTGGCTTCCGGGAGCGCAGCATGTCCAGCCAGGGCCGCAATCGCGTTGGATGGGCTGTAGGCGGTGTTTTTCTTGTCCAGCAAGGCCGTGACATCACCTGTGGCGATCGCAGCCTCCTGGGCCTCACGACGGTTCTGGACCAGGGTTGCTTCTGCATCCCTGGCCTGAAGGTGTTCCGGGGTTGCCTTGAGCACCTCACCAAGAGCACGTCCACCACCGGACAAGCCACCACCAGCGATACCGCCTATGACAGCGCCCTCGTAGATCTGCTGCGCTGAGACGTCCGTGAGGTTGGCCTGGCCTTCAGCGAAGGTCTGGTAGCCCTCGGTGGCTGCTTCGGTACCGAAACCCTTGGCGGTTTCCTTGACCGTATTCTTCAGGGACTGCTTGAAGCCGATACGTGCCGTGTCTTCCACGGCCTTGGCAGCACCCTGGGCACCCTTCAGCAGAGAGACGTCACCCAACTGCTCAGCCAGAGCCAGGGAGGCCGCATAGCCAGCCATCTTGATGCGCTCGGCTTGCGGGGGGTAAGCACCGCCGTTTTCCTTCTGGTAGTTGGCGATGCCCTTCTGGTACTCCTCGCTGGCATAGCCTACGTTGGAAGCCAGTAGAGCTGCCTTGCCCGCTTTGCCAGCCACACCGATGGCCAGCTGGGGGATGTTCTCGGCGATGTATTCCGCAGCAGCACCAGGGTTGGTGACAGCTGCCTCGCCGGCGTTGTAGACCAGCTTGGCAAAACCAGAAACCAGGTCCCCAGAACCTGAACCTAGCTTGCCGTCCCAGACAGCCTTAGCACCGGTCTTGACCTGGTCCCAGGCACCTTGGAAGTCGTCACCCAGGTCAGAAGACAGCTGGGCACGACGATCACCCTGAACCAGACTGCTCTGGTCGAAGGTCTTGTCGATCGAAGCGCTGCGAGCTCGAGCCTTGTCGGCCAGGTCAGCGTTCTCCAGAGCCGTGTACGAATCAGCAGATTTCCTGGTGTTGATCAGCGCCAGGTCTGCCGGGGTGGCAATACCTTGGCGATGACGGCCTACGGCCTGGATTTCGTCCTCGGAGAGGACGCCCATTCGGACCATGGCTTCATAGTCACCAGCAACGAAACCAGCTAGGTCACCAGCAACCCGTGCAGCACCCGAGTAAACACTGGCGCCCAAGTTCACTGCCTGGCCTGCAACACCGTTGGGATTCAGTCCCAGTTGACCTACCAAGCTGTTGGCATTGGCAAGCTCACGTTGCTTGGCCCTGGCAATACCAGCGTCCAAGGCCGTGACCTTATCCCGACTCGCCTTTTGCAGGGCCTCATACTTCGTTGAAGTACCGGGGTTTTCAACTGGAAGCAGGGATTGTGAGTATCGGGTACTGAAGTAATCGTCGGGATTGGTGGCCACATCTGCTTTCAGAGTATGGCCAGATTCTATAAACAAATAAGGGCCAAATATGGCCCTTGGGTATTACTTAGATTCCGGCTCCCTCCCGAGAATCTTTTTAACTGCCTGTTTTCGTCGATATTCAGTACTTTGCTCACCTTCCTTGATCATTTGTTTGAATACCGACTTCTTGGTCATTTCCAGGAGTTTGTCTTTGACATTCTCGGCACGCTTGGCATCACGAAACCAACCACCTTCTGCACCACGGATGGCAGCGCGCACATCATTGGCCGATGGGGAAACAAACACACCCTTCTCTACTTCCAAACCAACGGTACCCAGCTCAGTGATCAGATCCTGCAAAGGGCCGATGTCTTCTTCAGCGTCGAGACCGGTGGTTTTGTCAATCAGGGAAGGGATGTCTTTGGCGAGTTCGTCGTAGTTCCTGCGTGCATTCGGGCTGCCTGGCGCGTACCAGTTGTTTTTGTCCGACTCATCGAAGGCAACTTCCTTCTCTGCATTGGCGACATCACGCTTGGCCGCATCAGTACCGACCAGGCCGTTGAGCCCGTTGGAAGCGAAAGCGCCACGGATGTTGGCTCGCTGGGCTTCCAGGAGCCGAGCACTGAATTTCCCGCTCTTGGCGATGTCTTCCAGAGCCTTGTCAGCTGCTTCCGTGTCGGACTTGGGAGTGAAGTCCTGTACTGGTTTCCCGGTACGCATGGCCTCCTTGATCGCGGCCTTGAGGTCAGGCTTGAATTCACCTTCCTGACGGTGTTGCTGAGCACGCTTGGCCACCTCGTCGTTCAGCGCTCGAAGGCTGGTGGCTTCTTCGTTGGCACGGACAGCGTCGACCTCACCACGCTCAGCACCACTGAGGTTCAGGGCACCGAGGCGATTTGTGCGGTCAAAGGTTTTAGCCTCACGTGCTCGCTGAACAGCTGCTTGCTCAGCAGCAGCCAGCGTTGCAGCGATGCCCGATTTGTTGGCCAGGCTGGCACCAGGGAGCTCAGCTCGGACACCGGCTGTATCACCCAGCGCGATGCGGGTCTTCAAAGCATCAGCCAGCGGAGCCTCAGCCAGTGCCCGCTGTGAGGCGTTGAAGTCGTTGCTGGTGACGATGCCTTGGCGGATACCCGCAAGGCGCTGGTCCTCGGCATCCAGGAGCTTGGTTCGGTTGTTCGCATCCAAGCCAGAACGGAATTGATCCAGCTGACCAGAAGCACGGAGAGCGGCGAGCTCCTCAGGAGTCTTGGCAGCTTGCAACGCCGACAGGAACATTTGTCGAGCGCCATCCTGCTGGGACTGGCGGTTTGCAGCGTCTACAGCTTCTCGTTGGGCAAGGATGTTCTGGAAAGCATCGAAGGCCCCATTGATGGAGCCTTGTGAAGCCAGGAGAGGCTGCAGAGCCTCAGCGGGAGATCGTCCTTGGACGTTCTGCCAGGTAATTGGGTTCGACATATGAACACTCCAAATAAAAATGGGGCTCTAAAAGCCCCATTCTATTTGTAATCCAGTATTACCTGGTGGTACAGAGTATCTGGTCCCCAACCTTGTTGCAGACGGTGTTAGTAACTCTTGTCGCTTGGACGAACTGTTGAAGTGCCATATTACTGGCTGCAATATCGGCTTGGTTCTGCGCCATCAGTCTTCGAGCTGATGCAGCGTTCATCGAGAGCTCTACACAACGGCTTGTACTCACTTGCTCTGGTGCCCTCTCACGCAAGGCGACTGCTCTACGGAAGGTGGCGTAGTCGTACTCGTAGACCGACATCCTGTTGCTCACCAGTTCCTGGGCTAGGGCGGCATCTTCTGGGGTCATTACCCCTGCCACAGCACACCGGAACGGTTGCAGCCACTGACCCGCGAAGTAGTCGTAGCTGGCCTCAGGAATCACTGGTTTGGCAGTCGCAGTACCCACCAAAACCATTAGACCCAACACGCTGAACACCTTCACCATGATCCACCCTCCTTGTAGGAAGGCGGATCATGCCAGTTCTGCTTAGCCTCGGATACCGTTCTGTGCCATGTAGTCACCCACGGACTGGTAAGCACTGGGGTTGGAAGCCACACGAGCTCGCTGACGGTCCTCGAGGGCACTGTTCGTGGTCTGCTTCTGCGCGTCAAAGTTGAGGCCGAACTGGCGCTTGTTCTCGTTGAACGAGTCCTTGGCCAGGCCGTACTGCTTCATGCCCATCCAGGCATTGAACAGACCCAAACCAGCCTGAAGAGCAGGCATGCCCCAGCCCTGGTCCGTGAGCCGGGCACCGGTCTTCGGGTCGATCGACGAAGAGCCGAATACACCCGAACTCTTGAAGCGCTCCCAGAGACCAGGATCACCGACTTGGCCAGGTAGGGGCTGACTCAGGTTTGTGAGTGCAGCACTGTTGTCCACAGCCGGAGACAGTGCGTACTGTTGCTGTATCGACGGTGGTGGTACCAACGGGTTGATTTGAGGGTTCCAAACACCTACCCCAGGTGAAGCGTTCCAACCGCTCATACTCGTCAGGTAGTCATTCATACTCACTCTCCTTCTATCCCAAGGGTATCAGCCAGCTCGGGAAGTTTTAATTTGATGTCGACGAAAGCAGAAATTGCGTCGATACCTACGATTCCGATATTACCGCTGTGAACTGTTCGATTGTAGTAAGCATCCGGGGTTTCCCCGAATATCACGAACGGGCTGAGGTGGAGATTCCCATCAAGCAACTCTTTTGCGGTATCAAGCAGCTTGGTTTGTTCCTTTTGCCACTTTCCAAAATCAGTGAACTCACCCAAGAGATCTTGTAAGTCATCGGTCAACTGATCCCCAATGGCTACGCTGATCCCCGAGGCTGCGGTCAGTAGTTCTGAAGCAAATGGAGCTCCTTGAAGGGATCCATTTTGAAACGCGTCAGTGATCCCCAGAACCGCAGCGACGATCGCCACAATGAAGGCGAACTTGACCCCCACCAGCTTTACGAACAATTTGAATATCACCCGGTAGATCACCAGAGTGATGATGTATTCAAGAATGATCAACGCAGCAGCTGCATATTCCCCAGCTGCAAGAGCAGCAGCAAGGACACTGCCACCATCAGATCCCCAATCGAGGAATGTGATGATGATTGCGATGATGATCAGCACAGCTTTGAACAGCCCTGTTTGATACCACTTGATCTTGGTAATCACCAGGCTGTTGAACACAAAATGCATCGACCTGGCGATTAGTTCTTCCCGGTCGGGCAATGAGAAGCCTTCGGTGATTGAATGGTCCAGCGGGATCAGGAGAATCGTGTCATCCTCATCGCCGATCGTGAACCATCCATCAAGGACATAGAACCGGGTCTCCATGCCAACGACACGAAGTTCGTCGTAGAACCCGGTACTCACCTGGCGACGGTAGTAGTGGGTCTTGATCAGGCTGGGTATCGTTGAGGCCACGCCAGTGACGCTGTCCACCACGGGCTGAGGATTGCTGTCGACATCGAAGCCACTGGCATAGGAACCAATCGGGCCGATGCTGCCAGCTACCCGCTTTCGGTAGATGCCGTTGTTCCGCAACGTCATCTTGAACCGCGTGTCCTGCACCACGATGCTGGGACTTACCGTGGCGATACTTGTGAAGCGAGAAACGATGTTCGTGGCCAGCTTCGCAACTGTCGAGGACCTGTCTTGATTCACCGTGTCCTGAGACAGGAAAAGGTTGTTGAAGAACTCCCACAGGTACCTCTGCTCCTGCTTGTTCTCGGTGTTTGCTGGCACTGCAAACATAAGCAGGGCTTGCTCAACATCAGCGATGTCCGGGTTGGAGTTGATGGTTTCCCCAACCTGGTCGTAGTCGATACCAAGGTACTTCACCAACTTCTTGGTTGTCTGGTACGCCGGCGTGGTCTTGTCATCGACTTCGGAATGCTTGTTGTACCGGAAGTAGGCGAAGGGAAAGAAGCTTCCAGCAGGTTCGGGAACCCGGTCATAGACCAGGTCGAGTGCTGGATAGGTGCCTGAGCCGTCTTCGTATATCCAGTACTTGGACACGCCACCCACGGTGTAGCGGACCTGGAAATAGCTCAAGTCATCATTGAAGCCAGCGAACGGAATGGTGAAGGTACCTCGCTGCACAACACCGCCAGCCAGCCACACATAACTGACGAGCATGTACTCGGATGTCCCTCCCACTTCGAGCTTCACCGGCGAGGGTTGGACCATCTTCTTGGTCGCAGCGGTAAGGCTTGTGCGTTCAGGAGTGAAACCAGCTCGGGCAGCAATGCCCCACTGCTGCAGCGACGTTTCCAGAAAGGTCCCTACGGTGTCTGGAACCACGACAACCATGTCATCCAGGTACACCGGTGTGCCCTTGGTCGCAGTCAGGTTACCCAGCTGGTTCGTTGCCGGGTTGTACCCATGCGAATTGACAAGCGCGAGCCAGCCCACATGCAGGTTGTTGGGCGGACCCCAGTGCATGTAATCGAGGGTGACCGTCGCACCTTCGATGGTCTCCAATACCGTGGTAATAGCGTCTTGGGCATCGGCAGCGGGATTGGTGAACTGGCCTGAGGGAAGGCCGTGGGTATACCCACCTTTCTTGGCGAAGTCATACATGCGCTCAGCGCGGACACCCACGCTACCAACCAGCTCTTCCAGCACGTTGTCGACGATCTCTCCACTGCTCAACAGTGCTTTGGAGATCCCCGTCTTGACGGCGTTGGGCAAGCGGTCATCGTCGATTGCCCGCATGACCTGGGTACCTACGGTGGTTCGTGTCTTGGCCACACCAAATCCCTCTCAAATCAAAAAAGAGGGGAGCACGAAGCTCCCCTCAAAGATGCCCAGCTGTCCAGGCTTAGGCACCGACACCAGTCAACAACTTGTCGATGGCGCGGCCCACGTACGTATCGCTGAGCTTGTTGGTCCCATCAGCCACCGTGCCCTCGTCCGTGGTGCGACGGACGCTCCACGTATCCGCAAGCAGCTTGGCCGCCTTCTGTTCAGCGTCCCGTGTGAAGCCAGTGGTTTGGGCTGCATACAGCAACTTCTGCTTCCCGATGACACTGTTGTCGTCGACACCCATGGCTGTGATCTGGGCACGCTCAGTTGCAGTCTTCTGCGTCAGGAGACCCAGCTCAGCTTCAGACTTCAGCGTAGTAGCTTGGGTCAGGTCGAACTCAGCACGCAGCTTGCATTCCTGGGCCACCAGGACGGTGCCTTCCAGGACGGCATTGGCTTCCTGTTGGGTCGTCAGTGCAGTCTTCGCGTCAATACCCAGCTCTTCCGAGATCAGGTTCAAGCGCTGCTGCGTGGACACCGCACTTTGCGCATCCAGCAACGCACCCTGCTTCGGCACATTGAGGGCCTCTGCAGCCAGGTTGGTTTCCTGCTGGTTGGTCAAGGCTGTGCGTGCCTCGATGCTCAGCTTCTCTGAAGCCAGGTTCGCGGTCTGTGCCTCGATGTGTGCGATCTCTACAGGCACTTTTGCCAGGCTGGCTTCCAGAATAGCCAGCTCAGCGTTGACCTTCTGAAGTTCGATGCCGGCGATCGAGATTTGCACCGCCAGCAGTTGAGCTTCGAGATCGATCCGCTGACGCTGCACCACAAAGGACAGTGCAGTCTGCATGGCCTGGTCAAGCGCACCCAGGTAGACCGTGGAGTACTCCGGACCCTTGATCCGGCCTTGCAGGAATTCAGTCTCCAGGTGCGCCTTGTTTGCACGCATGAGGACATCGAAGACCCCTGCACCGTCAACAGTTGCTGTCGAGAGATCCGAAATGTTGATTGCTGCCATGGTCTACCTCGCTGGATCAGCCGACCGAGCCAGCCAGTGCTTGACGCTGAGCCAGGTCTTTCAGCTCTTCTTCCGTCAACGGAGGCAGAACCTCGATGGCGAACTCGCGGATCAGCTTACCGACACGGCGGGAGACGCCATGCTTCGTCTTCTCTGTGTGGAAGACCTGGCACTGACGATCGCGTAGCTGGAGGTACAGCATGTAGGGCACATGCCAGCCGTTCTCAGCGTTGAACGGAACGTAGTTGCGGATCGTGCCCACCAAGGCATTGCCCGTAGTGATGATCTCGCCGTCCCATTCGCGCTTGGCCGGATTCATGCAGGTGATGCTGATACGGATCAGCTTGCTGGCTTCCTCCTTGAGGCGCTTGCGCTTCATGCCAAGGGTCTCGACCTCAGGCTCAACTGCATCGCTTGCAGGCGCTGGCGAGGGAGGCGGAGGAGCAGCCTGTTCACTGGGTGCAGGGGCACTGGACAGGGCTTCAGCGATCTTCTCGCGGAGCTTGTCAGCACCGATCGAGGGGTGGTACTTCACACCCAGACGATCCGCACGGATCTTCAGGTTGTCGATGTCAGCTTGAGTCAGGTCTTGGTCTTCGGACATGTGTGTCTTCCTTGTTCTGGCTTGGGGTGTTATGTCAAATGGGGGGAGCGTGTTGCTCCCCCCAAACCAACCTGATTACAGGCGAGCGACCGTCTTCAGGAGGGCGATGCGCTCAGGACGCAGGGCCATGAAGCCGTAGTACCACTGGATCGACATGAAGCCAGTCTTGCCGTAGGGGTCGTTGCGATCAGCAGTGGCCTCACCCGGCGCCTTGTGCATGATCTTGAACTTCACCGTCTTGCCATCGGTCTGGAAACCGATCGTGGTGAAGCTCTCGTCACCGACCACCAGCATCGGGAACACGTCGAAGCGACCGTTGGTTTCGTAGCTGTTGCTCGAGGCCGAAGCATCAGCACCAGCGCCGGACCACTTCATCATCTCCGGCACAACCACCAGGCGGAAGGCATCCACCGAGCCGATCTCACCGGTGAGGACCGTACCGCCAGCGGAGTACTTCTCCACAGGGATGAACGCCGGCTCGTTGTGTAGATCCTTCATCGCCTTGATGGTGGGGATCAACTCGGAGCCGATATACATCACACGGCAAGCCGGCAGCGTCTTGGTGTCCACCAGGCGGGTGCCCGTGATCACCGTGGTGCGCTTCGGAGTGCGGTTGTTGTCCAGGTCGATGCCCAGGCGCATCAGGTCACCGTAGCTGACCAGGTCGTCTTCACCAACGGTGACGTTCGACGTGGCATTGCCGGCGTACTTGATCAGGCCAGCGGACGTCAGCAGGTCGATCTGCAGCGCGTCTTCGGTCATCTCATTGGCACCACGAAGCATCTCGCGGTTGATGTGCTCCATCAGGCCAGCGTCCGAGTCGAAGTCCACCGATTCCTGGGTGTACTCGTCGAAGAAGCCGAAGTTCTCGAAGGTGCCTTCGAGTTCCTTGCGCTTGAAGCCAACACGGTTGACGCGACCACCGTTCTCACCCAGCGCAGGCATCTTGCCGCTGATGGAACCGATGTCCTTCGAGCTGCCGTAGAGGTTGCCCGAGTTCTGCTTCGAGACCACACCCAGGTTGAACGCTTCGACAGCGTTCTTCTTGGTGGCGTTGACGTAGTTGGCTTGCAGGCCACTCAGCGTCAGCGTGGCCAGAGCACCGCCAGCAGAACCGTCAGCACCAGCAACAGCGGTGAGACCGGAGTTGTTGTCCTGAATCGCCGTCACAGCAGCGGCCTTCGAGGCATTGGCAACAGCCAGCACCAGGGCCGGATACGTCACCGTGTAGCCAGTCGACACGATCGTGGCGCCAGCAGCATCGATGCCCTGATCGTTCAGGTTGGCGTCATCCAGCAGGGGCAGGTACAGGTAACGCTTGATCTTCTTGCCCATGTTCTTGGGCATCGAGGTCACGTCGGCCAGAGCACCGAAGTAGGTCTCCTTGACCAGCTCGATGAGAGCCTTCTTTTGGTAGTACTCATTGACGAGTTGGGGGCCGACGTCCGAAGGCGTGGTCGGGGGAGCATTGAATTGACGAGTCATGTTTGATTCCTCCTAAATGGGGTTCACCGAGTCTTCGGTGCGGGCAACTTGGCAAACTCTTCATCGGACATCAGCAGTGGGTTGTAGTTCACTGGGGGTGCGACTTGAGCAGCCGGTTTGGTGGAGCTTGCAGCTCGCCTTTTTTCGTTGAGTTTGTCGTCTTCCTCGGCCTTCGGCTTGGCGGCAATCACCTCGGGTGGCTTCGGAGCATTCGCAGTCGTCTTGGAGGCCGGAGCCTTGACCAAGTGAGCGAAACCTCCTCGTGCGTCGATGGCGTCACCTACCTTGCGGTAAGCCTCGATATTCGACAAACCAGACAAGCGACCAAGCATTTGCTCGCGTTCAACCTCAGCGCTGATCAGGTCATAAATGCCACTGGCCACGTGGTCATTGATTACCTTCAACAGTTGAGGCGACTTTGAAATCACCTGCTTGCTTGCAGCGTCCCACTTATTGCTCACCACATCGAGAGTCCGGGTGTACGTGGGAGAGCCTTGGAGCTCATCCAGAACCGTATCCAGCTCAATCTCGTTGTCGTCAACAGCGTAAGTTTTCTGCTTGTACGCATCTGCCTTACCAGTGTCGAGATCCATGGGATCAAGGCCACTGTCCTTCACCAGCTTCGTGATCGCTGCTGGGTCTTTACGACTCAGATCGACCAGGAAACCAATCTTTTCCTCGCTCAGAAGACCATGGTTCTCAAGCGTCTTGAGTAGTTTGAGATTCGGCTTCAGAGCAGACATCTTCTTGGTGTAGTTCGCACCCATTTGCATGAGGGCGATAGCGTCGTCAACGCTGTCCACCTTGACTTCCTTGCCATTGGCTTTGAACGGTGCCGTCAGGCGCTCGTACTCAGCCTTGTAGTCAACTTCACCCTTCTTTTCGGGCTCCGTCCTCTCCTTGGTTTCCACCGTGGTTTCAGTGGTCTCGTCAGCGGGAGTTTTCTCACCAGCTTCCTTAACCTCTTCGACCTTCTCGACTTCCTCGGTCTTTGCGGCCTTGCTGTCGCCGGCCGCTTCGACCTCGTCTACCTTCTTCTCGACAACTTCCTCAACCACCTTCACTTCGGAAGTGGACTTGGCCTCTTCTGCCTTGGTTTCGACAACCTCTTCCACTGGTGCAATCACCGGAGGACCTGCCTTCAGGATGTCCTCGTCGGACATCTCCAGATAGTTGGGCTGCTCTACGACTTGCTCTTCAGTCTTCTCACTCATTTCGCCAGCTCCTCGGCCAGGATCTCGTCACGGACAGCCTCGTCAGACTCGATTGCCTTCGCAGCCACGCTGGCGTTGAAGGCAACGGTTCGGAAGTAGTCGGACAAACCACCGATCGCATCAATCGAAGCCAGGATCGACTGCTGACGCTCATCGGTCTTCATGTTCGGATCGGACTTCAGATGCACCAGGCGGATAGCTTCTTTCTCGAAGTAGCCCACCTTGATAACTTTCTTGAAATCCGGGTTCTGGCTCAGACGCTCGAGCGCCTTATTGAGTTCAATGATCTCTTTGGCGTCACGAATGTTTTGTTCGATGGCCTGGACTGTGTCGTTACTCATTGTTGATATTCACTCCGAGTTAATTAGTATTCGGGCCGGGGATATTACCCACGGCCCGGAATATACAACAAACTATGCAGCCTTCTGTTTGGATTCTTTTGCCTTGGCCCGCACATATTCTTTCAAGAGATCAACTCGACGGTCCTTTTCATTCTCTTCGACGTCAATACTGCGCTCAAGCAGTTTGAGTCGGCCCTGAGCTTCAGATTGCGCACCGTGGAGTTCCTTGGCACGCTCTTGTTTGACACCGGACTCCTGCTCAACGAAGTCCAGATTCTTCTGGTCAGTATCCGAAGAGAGGTTCGCAGCCTTTGCACCCTCAGTATCAACCTTCGCGACATTCAACTGAGCAGTTGAGCCAGCTTGGGCAGCCAGTGCGTTTTCCTTGTTGATTTGCGCACGGAGGAGCTCGATTTCGAGTTTCATCTTCTCCTGCATCATCGGATCCGGTTGCGGTTGATATTCCTCAATCTTCTTGGCCATATCCGGCATCTTGCGTAGACGCGCAATATCCGAAAGGATCATGTTGCGCATATCCGGGTCCATGTTGTTGCCGGTGGTTTGCAGCAGGAAAGCCAGTTGCTCAGCCTTGTTGTTGTCTTCCTCGGCCGTGGAGATCGACAGCTCAAGGTCGTACTTGCCGGCCAGGTCGTCACGGCGCACGGTGACGAACTCCTCGTTGGTGAGGCGAACCACTTCTTCCTCGGAGAGGAACTCAGCATTCATGGCCGTGAACTTACGACCCACCTTCACGATGCCGTTGCTCAGGCGACGCAGGATGCCCAGCTCACGCTTGGAAGCAGCATCCAGAGCACCACGAACCGCAGCTGCAACATCACCCAGGGAGGCCCCAGAGACACCCTGACTGAAGGACTTCACACCGGTCATCGACTCAGCCTCGAAGTTCTGCAAGTTCAGCATGTACTGGGCTGATTGCGGGATCTCCGGGTAGGTGTGCATGTGGATACCCACCCTGGGGTCCACATTGGGGTTGAACTCGTAGTCCTGACCCTTATCGAATTTGCGGCGGTTCGTCGCATCGAGCATGTTCTTGCTCATACCAGTCTGCCCGTTGGCAGACTTGGCCATGATGTCGATCATTCCTCGGGTGACAGCACCAACGATCTTCTGGTTCTCGACCAGGAGCGCACCGTCAGGTTCGCCGTAGATCGCTTTGCGTACAGGCAGGTACTGCTCGACCACGTAGGGATGGGCTTTGTCTGGGAAGGGGTTCATCTCCATGCGAATGCACAGGTCCCCAACCCAGGCAGCAACGATCGACACCAGGACCCCGTCGCCAGCGATATCCCAGAGACCCCAGTAGGTGTTGACGACGAAACGCTTGCGTGGCTTGTCGGAAAACCTGAAATTGCCCTGATCACCGGCAGGTGCATGGTCAGGCTGAGCCAGGACAGATTCACCGTCGATGTTGATCTGAGCCAGGTTCTTGTACCGGCCGTCCTCCTCGAGCTCTGCCAGTGAGTACTCCTCGCTTTCAACAGCGAACCTGGCCTTCTCGACGTTGCCACCGCAAGTCGGGTCGAAAACCACGTTGTTGATGTCGCAGATCTCGGCCGTCGGCTGATTTTTGAGCACCCGTGTCTTGGTGACCTTCTTGGTTCCGACCTTCACCGGCTCATAAGGAGCACCGTTCTCAACGGAGACGTCATGGGCGTCCTTGAGCTCCTGAGGCACATCAGTCATGTACTGGCTCGGGGACTTTTCCTTCATCTGGGCCAGCTCTTCGTGCAGCGGAGCGAACTCAGGGTTCAGATGGAACTCAAAGACACCCTCCTCTGCCTCGTACTTCTCATCCTTGTATTCCCAGCCCACCCTCACGATGACAGTGCCCTCATCGACGGCAGTACGGACGTACTCATCGATGAAAGAAACCTTGTCGATCGCAGTGTTGAACTGGTGGTTCAGCAGCAGCTGGTTCTGCTGTGCAGCCTTCCGGTCTTCCCAGGTCTTGGGCTTGGCTCGGAACAGGTCAGCCGTGCTGAGGAACGGTTCGCTGAGCGCTGCATAACGCCACTCAGCCTGCTTTCGAATCAATTTGGGTTGGACTTTTGAACTCCCCTCAGGGGTTTCAATCTTTGCCGACCCTGTGATGTTCAGGTTATCCAGATACCCCTTAACCTTGGTGCGCTGGGTATCATGGACAGGCTTTGCTTGCTGCAAATCCTGCTTCAACTGCAAGATACTGGGAGGATTGGCCCAGTCAGTAAGGGGCTTGACCTCTACAACTGCAGTCGTATTTTGTTCGCTCATATGTGGCCCACCATTCTGGAAGCTGCAACCTTAGTAACTCAACAGAAGGATGAATAAATGAATATCAAACCCCTGCATTCTGGTTTCATTATGCCAACAAAGGGTTCCGACCAGGCTGGAGCCTTCGACATCTATATGCCGGAGGACAATATGACTGCGAGTATCAGCAAAATGGTTGGGTTGGGTTTTGCAGCGGCAGTACCTCCCGGTTATGTCGCTCTGCTGGTGCCACGCTCCAGCGTAGGAGCCAAATTCGGCCTGGAACTCAACAACACGGTAGGTGTTATCGACTCTGATTACCGTGGGGAGTGGAAAGCAGCCCTGAAAACCAAGAATGGCTTGGTCTATTCCTGGAAAAAGGGCGATCGACTGCTTCAATTCCTGCTTGTTCCAGTCGCTACGGACGTGAAATTGGTTCAAGTCGACGATCTCGATGCCACGGGGCGTGGTTCCGGGGGTTTCGGCTCATCTGGGACGTAAAAAAGGCCCCGATTGGGGCCTTTTCTCTTTGTGGTGGGGTTATACCCACCCATTTCGAGTAGCTCGGGTGTTCCCACTACCCTGATCTACCTGAATCCCCTTCCCTTCCAGGGCCTGACAAGCAGCCTCGTACTTGGCGAAATAGCTATTTCCAGCGTGAAATTCGTTGGTCATGCCCACAGGGTTGTTCACCCGGCTTGCCACGTAGTAAAGCAGGGGCTCCAGATGGGTGTCAGGCAGCTGAACATCGACCCGAGCAGGATCAAAGTAGCCCACGCCCATCACCAGCTTCGGGTGATTGGCTCGGTAGACCACTTTGAGGGTGTCTGTCATCAGATCCTCAGGGGGTTCCTCGATCTCACTGACCATCACGGCCGGAACCTTCAGCACCAGGGCACTCGGGGTAGTGACCGAATACTTGTTCTTCTCGTCATTCAAGGCCAGTTCGACACCACCGTCCGTGAGCACCCGCTCAACCTTGATGATGTCGTCGACAAACGGGTCATCTGCCGTATCGATGATGTACCTGACTGCCTCTTGAGAGCGTCGAACGTTCACCGCGAATGAGCTGTGCAGCTCGTACTTCGTCTTACCGGGCTGCAGCTGAAGGGTTAGCTCCCCTTCCTTGAGCGTGAATCGCGTATAGAGCGCAGTCAGGGCCAGGTTCACATGTCCGAGCACCCTCGCGTAATTGTTCTCATTAATCACGCCAGCAGGCTGACCACCAATGCTCAACTGTGGGAACTCTCCATTGGAGAGCTGGTCAAAAATCTCTTGAAGTTTCATAGTTGTTCCTTGTTTAGACGATGTAGGAAGCCATGCGATCACAAGGGGACTCTTGGATTCCCAAATCCCACATGCCACCGCCAGTTGATTCGGACGTCGACTCCACCATTGGAGCTTCTTCACTTGGTTTCCACGGCTGTAATGAAGCCAGTTGAGAAACCGTATCGATGCCGTCGTCATGCTTGCTCTTGAACCCACTCACCGCAGCCAGTTGCAGTTCACCGATCATCTCCACCATCGGGGCTTCGGTCTTGCGCTCGATGGGGAAGAAGATCTTGCGAGCCTTGAACAGTGGAACCACCCCGTTAAAGCGGACCATCTTGTTGGTATTCGGCCTCAGACCCACCTCATTGCTGTCTCGTTCCTTGGCCAGCGTGAAGTAGATGTTCCGCTCGAGCATCTGATCCTGGATCCAGCTGATGAACCCTTTCTGCTGGCCAGTGATTTCCACACCCACTTGTTGGGGCCGGTACTGCTGGGCCAGGCGGAACAGGTCATCAACGCTCTTGTTCATGAGCTGTCGCTTGCAGATGCCATCAACCCACAACCAATCGCCCACGTTGTTGTAGGCCCAGACACTGATGAAGGTGTAGTCCGACTTCTGCTTCTCGCTCACTGCCCAGTCGGTTGTGATGTAGAAGTTGAAGCGGCCCCTGTTCCGCAAGACCGCATCGATCTTGTACCAACCGATGTCACCGTCCTGAACCAGACGGTCCTCATCCGACATGATTCGGAGCATCAGCTCCTGGTTGAAGGTCTCGATCTTCCCGAGCTTTACCGCCGTGTCGTACTGCGCCTTGACGTACTCATAGGTGAAGCGATCAGGCCATGAGCCCCTGAACTCTTCGGCCGAGCACGGGAACTGCTCACACACCGGGAACACGTTGACTGCCCAGGCACCGGACTCGACAGCCTTGTAGAGCGGGTCCTTCGAGTTGAAGGGGGTCCCGCTCCAGATGATCATGTTCTTCTTCGGATGCAGGGCGTAGTTCACCGCCTTGTAGACCGTGTCCTCCACCGCAGCGATCACTGTTGCCGATCGTGCGTCCTCGTCCGAGATCAAGTCATCGAGCACAGCGATCTGAGGCCGCTTGCCCATTTCCTTGGCACCACGAACACCCGTCTTGGCGCCGTAGCCCTTGACGATGAAGACCTTGCCGTCCGCGTTCTTGAACTCCCAGCGGATGTCCGTGAAGTGGACCTCCGGCACATACTTCCTCAGGAAGTCGGAGTTCTCCCAACGGAACTCCAGGTTCTTCCGCATGTTCTTGACACCGTTCTCGATCGAGTCCGAGACATACAGCGCCAGGTCCACCTTCCCGAAGCCAGGCAAGTCACCGTAGGTGGCCAGGTACAGGAACAGGTACTCACCCATCAGGGTTGTTTTGGCGATCCCTCGATGGCACAGGTTGATCACCTTGGTGCCGCCCAGGGTGATCGTGTCCAGCATCCGGTAGTGGACGAGTGGGGTCTTGTTCTCCTCACCCTGCTCACCGTTCACCAGCTTGATGAAGGTCACGAACTCCAGCGCAAAAGGGCTGGGAACGTAGTCAGGGTTGTCTGCGTAGTCCGTGGCATTGAGGTAGTCCTCAACTTTCCAGGGAGCCAGGGCCTCGGCAACCGCATCGCGAGCACTCATGCGAGCTTCGCCTTCCAACCCTTGAAGGCAGCGATGTGGGACTTGCCAGGGACCACCATCGGAGGACCCAGCTGCGCCGGCGCCATGCGGGGCAAGCCCCCGTAGTTCAGGTCGGTTGCTTGGACTGGTTTAGCCCGCTCTTGCGGTAGCGAAGCCAGAAAAGAAGTCCAAGGATTGGGGCCAGATGCACCCCCACCCCCAGGGGTTCGAACGAACCCAGGCGCTGCGTCGACAACAACATCAACGGGCGTGCTCACTGCTTCTTGGCGAGCAGCGACCTCCGTAGGCGCAGCCGCAGGAGTCGCAGCGAAGCGTGGACCACCACCTCCCTTACCCAGGCGACCCAGCACCTGCTTGGAGTACTTGTCCCCCTCACCGTAGCCAGCAAGCCCAGCCTCCAGACTGCCACCTGCCTTGGCTCGAGCTGCCAGGTACTCAGCAGCGAAGCGCACCTGCTCACTCAGGTCCTTGCTCTTCAGTGGTGCAACCCCGAAGCCAGGATCCTTGGCAGTGGAGTCCTCCAGGATGCCGAAGGGGCCGAACGCAGAGGAAGCCTTGCCGGTGTGCCCGGCGATCCGCTTCCCATCAGCACCCTTCTCGTAGTGATATTTCGTCGGGTCAGTGAGGAACTCAGGGCGATTACCCACCTCCTGCTGAAGGACCGCTGCCATCAAGCCAGGAGGAAATCCATGCTTGGCATCTGCTGCACTGAGCAGCGATTGAATATCTACCTGGTCCCCATTACTCATAGGTATACCCCCGACTTAATATGCCGGGAGTTTACCTGTCAGATATTTGACTTGGTTTGTTGCAGATAGGATTCCATCAAACCACGGGCAATATGTTCAATTGCATATGCCTCCTGCTCATCACCCGGTTTCACCTCGCAAACCAGTTCGCAGTGGTACTGCCAAATATGTACCGCCTCGTGGACCAGGCTTGCAGCGATCTCAATCCCGCTGAGATTCCCACTGGTATCCAGTCCAACGATGCAGCAAGGGTTGTCCTTCTTACTGGTGAAGAAGGAAACCATGGCCCGACAACCCTCGTTCACATACTTCTTGCTGGTGAACGGGCGCCGCATCCGCCTCAGCTCCTTGTCGAAGTCCCCCTGGTTCAAAACCAGGCAGTAGAACGGCCCAGTAGAAAGGGTTCGATCACACCACCGGGTCTTTCCTCTCATGGGACTTCCCTGGCTTCCACGTCAACCACATCCGCAGCCATGACCTTGGAATGTGCGGCCTGCTGAGCTGTCGTAGCACCGGCCTGGATAGCCAACCGCTGAGCAGCTGCCAGCTCCATGGTGGCCTGACGAAGGGCATTGATGGAGCTGTCCTCCTTCATACCAATGTCGAGCTCGATCTTCTTGGTTTCAGGGGTCTTCAGATGAGTCAGCAGGGAGTTTGCTGCATCCACCCTCACCTTCTCACTTCGGGCTGACACCATCAACTCAGCCTGAACATTCAAAGCCTTCTGCACCAGGTCCATGTTCAGCACATGAATGGGTACCAACGTCTGAGCCATGATGAGATTCACCAGCTTGGACTTGTTGTAGGCCGTGCAGTAGGAAGCAATGTCCTTGGCCGCAACCCCGGTAGCCACGAACCGTGCGTACTTATCCGGGAAGGTCTTGGTATATGCCTCGATGTTCGTGGCACCAAGCAACTTGTGGCTCACATACCGAACAGCGTTCAGGTATTCAGGCAGCTTGAACCGGCCATCAGCCATCACCGATGTGTAGCTGATCAGGTTGTCCCGGTAGTTCTCAAACTCCTCCGGGTTAGAAAGCGTGGCATTGACCTGGTCGATCAGATCCTGGTTCACAGACTTCTTCACCTTGTCAGGGAGAGCCATTCGGAACTGATCAACGGTGAGCGGATAGATACCGTTCACTGGGGCAGCTTGGGTAGCAACAGGGGTATTCGACATATTCAGCTCCGATTATTAGGTTATCGGGAGAATATGGTACAGGAAACAGGGTTGCCTAATTATTAGGCAGAGGGTTATGGAAAAAATCCTACGGAAAATAGACCGAAGGGTTTGGGGAAGTATGTGATCTGGGTACGGTATCAGTACTTACATGGGCTGAGCCCATGACCCTAAACTCGCGGCCGCGGC